ATCGTTTCTGTAAAAATAAGACTTATCCAACAGTAGAAGAAGTTTTCGAGTATGTGAACCGGAAAGATGCCGGCATGGATGATATGTTTGAACCAGAAGGCGGATATAGTTGCATGAGCCTTTATCACGGACTTTGCGAATAAGAAGTTTAATTCAAATCGGAACAGAAAGGAATCAAAATATCATGAATGCCTTACAATTTAAAAAACTGAAAATCGGAGATCGAATATTAACCTATAATGGTACGTGTACCACAGTGACTGATATTGACCGTATGGCAGGAAAGCTGACCTGTGGCAACGGACAATGGAGGGATTACCATCGTGTGCGTATGGCTGTTGAAACAGATCTGCTGGTTGAACATAAGAGAGTTCAGGATTACGTACCACCTGATACAGTCATTCTTTCTCGTGCCTTGTTGCTTAAATTGGGCTTCTCAAAAGTATGTATTCTTCGCGCTATAGAAAATTGCGGGCCGGATGGCTTTTTGGGAACCTTGCAGGATCTTTTTGTCAGAACGGAATTTATCTCTATCGAATATGTGCGGAATCTTGTTCCGGTAATGATAAGGGAAGGACTGATACAAAGAAAGGTTGTAAAACGTGGCTTGTTCAGGCTGACTATTAATAAATGATTAAATAATATACTCGTATTATGGGACAGGAAAGCAGACGGAAGTCTTTTGTTTTTTATACTGAATGGAAAGAGGTGTTAGTGGATTATCCACCGGAGGTCAGACTTGAAGTGTACGATGCGGTCATTGAATATGCCGAGTCGGGGACATTGTCGGAGCTGAGACCGTTGGCTAAAATGGCATTCTCCTTTATAAAGAAACAGATAGATTACGATAACGATAAATAAAATAAGAAAAAAAATTGGATTGTATGGAATTTGAGCTATCTTTGTGGCATAAACTTCGCCAAAGTTTAGACATATATAAATCTTCAGCATGGGTATTTTCATATCTATACGGACTTTTATACCATAAAGATACAGCCGTTAGTGTTCCCTTCTTGGACATTCATGTGAAGACGTGTATGTTTGTACTTTGGCGAGTTTTGAGGGAAGCTAACGGCTTTCCTTATAAACATAAGACTCAAATTTCATTAAGAACAATGCCAAAGTACAATGGAATGGGAGTTAAGTCGAATAATAGTACACTTACTTCTGCGCGTGGCGTAGCGAAATCCGCCATATCACAATCCGTTCCCTTCAATAGCTGGGAAGAATATTCCAAATTTCTTAAACGTATCATTGATGACCAGATGTGGATCAGGAAGGAGTTGCAAGCCTTTGTTGTCCGTCATGGCCTTTATCCTGATTTCATACGAGAACTCAGTATGGAAGCGGACAGGAGAAAAAGCCTCATCTTGGAAATAAAGACAAAAGTGGAGGAAAGAAAAGAATACTCAAACAAATGTAAGAGGTTACGGATATGTTAGAGACAATCATTCTTTTTGCTTGTATTTATGCGTCTTTTCGTGTAATACGCAAGGACGGAGATGTATTCTTCGGCAACAACTAAAAACAGAAACCAGAATCTGTTTTATTAACTAATAACTGTTATGTCTAGACCAATAAAAATAGGGTTCGATTATTTCCCTTTTGACGTGGATTTCTTTTCAGATATCCGCATCAGAAAGCTGACCAAGTCTCAGGGTGGGAAGGCCGTGACCGTATATGCTCTCCTGCTGTGTCTTATTTATAAAAACGGGTATTACATTCGGTGGGATAAAGAGTTGCCTTTCATTATTTCGGAACAAACGGGGTATGAAGAGGTGTATATACGGGAGGTCATCAAGTACTGCCGGACTATCGGCTTGTTTTCTGATGAAGTATTTTTATCTGACAATATCCTGACGTCAAAGGGAATACAGAAACGCTATTTACAAATGTGCGCTAGTGCAAAACGGAAAGGTGATGTAACAGATTATTGTCTGATTGATGAATTGTTTTCTTCTTCAAAAACTGGGGTTTCTTCCGAAGAAACTAGGGTTATTTCGGAAGAAACTAGTATTAATTCGGAAGAAACTAGGGTTTTTCCCGGAAAAAGTACACAAAGAAAAGTAAAGGAAAGAAAAGAATATAGTTCAAAAAGAGAGAAAGAAAAAGTTTTGTTTTATCCGGAAGAAAAACCTTTGCCGGACGCATATTCTGAAATCAGGACAAATGCGTCATGGGCGGAACAATTCATCATGAACAAGCACCATGAAGGCTTCAAGGATTTCGATGAAGCAAAGCTTGCCGGGTTGCTGGACACATTCTTTAGGAAATTACAGAACGAGAACAGGACAGGTGTCATGATAAGTGATATCTATCGTCATTTCTCCAATTGGGTCAATATTCAATTAAAAACCGAATCCGATGAAAGAACCAAAACAGATAAAAGAACTAATGCCCAGACCGAAGGACAGGACTACAACTACGGTCATGAAATCGACCCCCCACACATCATCAAACTGGGAGGACAGGGGAAAGTATAACTTCCGGATGGGAGACGTAAGGATGATGTTGTCCGATGAGGAAATAGAGAAGTTCTGGAAGCACAGGCTGATACTTTCCATGCGGACTGTTACTCCTGATTTCATGGTGGACGGTTCAAATTGTCAATTGCTAAGCGAGATATACCAATGGGTATGGCATAAGTCAGATGTGCTGTCCGGAAAGAAAGGAATATTGCTCTATGGTCCGGTGGGAAGCGGGAAGACCACCATTTTGAAAGGATTGCAGGTCTATATGGCACTTATCAACAGACTTGTATACGGTTGTCGCCGTTCCGACATCTGTTTTGAGATGCGTTCGGCCACGGAGATAGCCTTACGTTATTCCTCCCAAGGTACGGAGGCGCTTGACAGATGGACAACAAAAGGCATGGCCGGACACCTGATAATTGACGAGATTGGGCGGGAGGAAAATGCAAAGCATTTCGGTACGTCGTGCAATGTCATACAGACCATCTTGCAGATGCGTTACGAACTTCGGCATGAGATGCTTACATTCGGTACGACAAACATCGACATGGAGGATTTGTCGCAGTTTCGCAACCTATACGGAGATTATGTGTTGGACCGTGTCAAGGAGATGTTCAATATTGTTCACCTTGGCGGCAACAGCCGTCGTAAATGGATATAAAATGGAAAAAGAACTAGAAAAACTACAAAGGCAGCTTGCTATGGCGATAAAGGAACGCCGTTACGCCAGAATGGCCGAGCTGCAACGAAAAATTGCGGCCTTGCAGAATGTTCGTGAACATGTGCCGTTGTCATTTCTTCTACCAAAATTTACACCACAGGAGAGGGATAAGGCGCTGGTGTTGATGCATCAGGTATTCGTATTCGCTGACATGCTTTATGGCGCGGCGCTGGAGTTCGAGGAATATCTCAAAGGATTTGATCGTTCCGTAACCCTTCCCGTAGTGGTCAGGGCGAAGAAGGCTGCGGCAGAGTGCCGGGACATAACCCGGTATGTAGACAGTTTCGGTGATGAGCGTATGAGCGCGTTATTCGGAGAAATGTGTGATGAAATAAGCCTCAACGCACAGAATGTTATTTATCGTTATGTCCGCAAGGAAACAAAAAAACAGGAACCATGAGAAAAAAGATGTTATTATGGGTGATAAGACTCATACGGCTCTTCCACAAGGAGGATCAGTTCATACCGCAGTTGCGCTCCGTGCCGGAAGGCAAGGTGCTGCCGAACAGGCTTTACCGTCATTTCGGACGTATACTTGTATCGCGCGCTAATCCGCAGAAAGTAGAGATGCGTTATTATTATGCGGAGATAGATCCGGCCATGTCCGTACGTCCGAAAGATGATGACTGGAAGGAATGTAGCGAGATACATTATAACGAGCTTATGACAAGAAAGGATGCGGTTACGAAATATGAGCAGACCGGAGCACCGTGCGAACATTGCGCATGTCAGATATATGGTCTTCCATGTCATTGTGCTTTTCCAAGGGGAGCCATGACAGGCTATTTCGAACTGTTGCATTGCAACAAACAGTATTCTAATAATCCAACCATTTAAATAAAAAAGACGACAATGAAAATTAATGTATTCAGGACACAGTGCAAGGAAGGTGCGCGTGTCTTTTTTGACGGGGATATCACCTGTACGGGGACAGTAAGGAAGATTTCAAAGGACGGGAGTCGGGCGCTTGTGTGCTTTGACAACGGGGATGTGTCCTGGAAAGAGTATTTCATGATTGATTTTATTGAGGACTAGCCATGGAGAACAAGAGAAAAAATATTCTGATCCATCCGGATCATATAGAGGATCTGGATAAGAAATACAAGCGGCTGGAGGAAAACAGAAAGGAGCCGGTAAGGACAGGTTATACATCTATATGCCGTCTTCGGAATACCAGACTGCACAGGGACATTCTTTTCAGACGGATGTTTGTCCGTGACAAAATGCCCACCGGAGCTTTTATAATATTTAAAGAACTGGGGAAGGACAGCGTCATGCTCCAGCCATGCAAGCCTGAATGGATGAACCGGACACATATCAATCATGTGGGAGGACGTTTCCTCGGATGTCTTCGCTTCTTTTCCAGCTATGCTGATTTGGATACGACACCGCCAAGCCAGATATTGTATGATCTGAAAATAGATCCGCTGGTAACCTCATACACTTTCCGGCTTGAGGAATGGAAAGTGCAGGACGAGCATGACGGTGAGACGGTAGCGTACAAACTGATACCGTTGTTTCCGCTATGAGACTGGCAAACATACCGTCAGATATTAAAAGAACAGCACGGGAACTTAAGATTCCCGTGCTTCAGCATCATATATATGTTAATGGCAGGCATAAGCATGTGACTATAAGTAAAAAATGTGTTCGGAAAGCCGGATTGACGGAAAAATACTCTGTACAGATCGTTGTGTTGGGGGAAGTGAGGGCATATATGATATTCTCTTATGATCCGTTGTGTGAGAACCGTCCCCATCTTCTTTTTCTTCCCTCATCTTGTGAGATTCATAGTCCGTATGTGACACGTGCTTTGCAAAGAATCGGGGGTGGGAATGAGATATGCAGGTTGCGCTTTCATGGGAAGCCGGTTTTTCTGAAAGGCAAGGACGGTACTGTCGTGACCGTTGTGTGGCGGATCTCGACATCTCCGGTAAGGGATATAGCCTCAACTGTTCAGAATATACAGAACAGGAACATGTAAGTTGTTATATTTGTGATGTTTATTATTCATTTTATAAAAAAGAAGTATTATGACGGAGAAACAAATATCTTTCTCGGGACTTAACCTGACACCTTATTCCGATATTTCTCCTGACGGGCAGCTTTCCGCATCTGTCGGGCTGGAGATTCATGACGGCAGTATCAGGCCTTCTGTTCTTGCCGGAGAGAAATATATCCTTCCACAAAGTCATAACTCCGCTAAACTGTTATATATACATTCCGCTACGTCATATTCACATTTTATTTTTCAAGACGGTCTGTCATTATATTGGGCTGATGTGAATAATAAGGGGGAATTGTCACTTACATTGCTGGATGAGTCTATACCTGCCAGTTCATTGTTGTCGGTAGGAAACACGCTTGTCGCCTTTGCTGAGGACGGGATGCATTATTTCTTATGGAAAAATGGAAACTACAAATATCTGGGGCAGAAACCTCCGGAACCACTTTTGGTGTTTTCCTTGCATTCAACTGTAAGAAGAAGCGGAGAATTTGAACTGTACAAGAAGGAACAGATGTGGATTAATGGGGATAAATGGCAGATAAAAGATGAATATGTACAGGGGATATCCACAAAAGTACATGCTGAGATAAACAAGTATATAGCAGAACAGCAAGAAGACGGATATTTCATTTTCCCTTTTTTTGTACGTTATGCATACCGCCTTTATGACGGTTCTGTCATCATGCAGTCCGCACCTGTGCTTATGTTGCCTAATGACTCCGGTGCACCGGTGGTAGTCAGTAAAATTGAGCGGCTGAGTCAGGTGATTTTTACCGGCATTGGTTATATATCCTCATTCTGCTCATGGCTTTCATACGCATGTGCCAACAATGACAAGGAGGCGATACAGGAGTGGGGGGATATTATAAAAGGAGTGGATATTTTTATATCCTCCCAATTCTATACATTTTATACGGACGGTGAAATAGACATGAGTCAGAGTCTGTTGAAAGATCTTCCCCAAGGCAAGAGCAACACATACGGATATATTATGGATGATTTGTCAGAGTACTCCTATCCACCAAGGCCTTTTAGCGAGGCTTATGATAGAAAGTTTGGAAACGAGGCTGCTGCTACATATGCATGGGGCATGGAAGTACGTAATGAGTTCAAGGAGGAAATATGTAACGCCTCCCTCTTTTATCATGTGAAGACTCTGGAACTGGACGAACTTTCCAGCGACATCCGCTATCTGTTTGGTGCGGAAGGGGACATGGATCATATTTTGAGCAATTTGGAACTTAGGGAGACATTGACAGATGATTATATGACACACGATATCATCATTCCTGACTTTTCCACGACATATAACAGCCGTCTGCATATTGCAAATGTGAAAAGAACTTTTTTCAAGGGATTCAATCCCATGTGTATATCACAATTTCTAGGTCGTGGGGATTCTTCGGTTTCAATATATACGTATATACATGGGAGCAACGGGGATGTTGTAGTCAAAAGTGATACGGAAGTTTTGGAACAGATACTTCCTGTATATCTGTTTTATCCTGATACAGATGCGTATAAAATGGTGATTGTGGTCGGTTCCATGGTGTTTGAGTATCCTTTGGCGGAACATCCGACTTTAAATGGGGCGTATTTTTGTAGCTTGTTAAAAAATACAAATGAATCGTCGGCATCCGTACCGTCCGTTACACCCTTGCAGTCTGAGGAACTGAGCAACAAGATGTTTGTTTCGGAAGTGGGAAACCCTTTTTATTTCCCATTGAATGGAGTTTATACAATAGGGAACGGTGACATTTATGCAATGTGTCCGGTTACTACAGCCATATCACAGGGACAGTTCGGACAATTCCCCATGCTACTGTTCTGTTCTGACGGAAATTATGCGATGAGCGTCAATTCTGAAGGGTTTTATTCAACCATTTCTCCGATACAGAGAGACGTATGCCTGAATTCCAGATCAATCACACAGATGGATTCGGAAGTGTTGTTCATTTCATCCAGAGGTGTTATGATCACAAATGGGGCTTCCATAGATTGTATATCACAGGCGTTGCAGGGAGTTTTCGAACCTGTGCCGGAAGAAATTGGAACAAATATGGAAATGATTGACAAACCTCCTATTGAACTGATCAAGACAGCCATGATAGCCTATGATTATGCGAACCAGCGGATTATTTTTATGCTGAAGGATATGGATACGTCTTTTGTGCTTTCTCTTCCTGAAAACAGATGGAACACGGCCGTGTTTGGACGTGTTAAATCTGTTGTCAATATATTTCCATATTCGTATGTGCATATTGAAGACAGGATTGTCCGGCTCACAGATATATATGATTATTCCTCCGAGGTGATAAATAAAGGGATTGTTGTTACAAGAGCGTTGAAACTGGATACTTTGCAGTTAAAACGGCTTATGGATATGTCGGTACAAGGCATCTTTTCAGGTAAGCAGAAAATGATACTGTTTGCTTCACAGGATGGAAAGAAATGGTATAAGATAGGGGAAACGCAGGCCAGACGTGTGGGAGCGATAAGAGGAAGGTATTTCAAATACTACCGCATTGCGTTGGAAACAGCACTGACAGCTAAAGAGAACATATCAGGAATACGGCTGATATATGATATCATGCCTGAAAAACGACTAAGATAACGACTTATGAAACAAAAAGGTAAAGTCTTGACAGTATTCCGTCTTGAGGGAGGAAGCGGACAGGAAGCGCAAAGAGAGGAAATCGGGAATAGCAGGAGAGGGGGCGTTGGCCTTCCGTCTTATTTACCGGGAGGAGGTAATGACAACCAGTCTATTTTTGACAAGTCACTGGCGGCTGAAAGTTATGTTGATGCAGTTGATATATGCTCATCAACATTCAATTACCTATATAATTCCGCTTTCTCAGATAAGACAGGATGGGAGTTTTTTAATCTTTCAGATGATGCTTTGGGGGCATATACGGATTTGTATGAGTACCGGAAGTTGCTGCATATTAGCAATGGGGGAGTGTTACAGAAAAACAGCCTCATCAGGAAGCCGGAGAAACATAGGATATTTAATGAGAAGAAAGGAGAACTGACGGAAGAGAACATTTCTATAACTGTTGACTACACGGAAGAATATGATGCTTTGTTTCTTTCAGTGCGGTTCCTTTGTAAATCCTCAGGTGATCTTACAATAGGTTTTACGGATACACAGGGAGATTATGCGTTGAAGACGAAGCATATTGACCAATCGGAGGAATGGCAGGAATATGAACTTTCTGGGAAATGGGCCGGAATTGGTGATTTTTATTTGTCATTTACAGGATTGATAATCGTTGATATCTTGAGGTTGGCGGACAAAGCGTATGATGATCATCGTAAAGAGTTCAGGACATACCAGAGCCAGACCAAGCAGAATCTTGAGCTTATGGTGTCCGCTATAAACGAGTTGAAACGGATGAAATCAGAATATGACAAAAAAATTGAGGAAATATCAAAATCCTTGATCGAGATACGTGGTGAGATACCGGATGTAAGCGGCTTGGAAACCAGTTTGTCCGAACTGGAAAAACGTGTGTCTGCATTGGAAAAAGCCGGTTCCGGAGATGGCACATAGTCCGATCTTTCGGGACCGGCACCGTATCACCTCCAGTCCGTGGGTCTCCTGCCCATCAGTTTTATTCTTGAACGTAAGGCATCACGCAAACCCTCTATGTCACCGGTAAAGAAATTCGCGTATTCTTTCGCCTTTTCCGGAAGTTGGTTATTAAGGACAGCACTCATTACATAATCCACCATCATACGGTGTGCGCAACTTTTGATGGTTTCCGTCATGCTGATATTGAAACTTGCAGGCATGGAAAGCTTTAATTCATACATGCCGAAGTCACCAAAAAAGTAAGTCACCTCCGCTTTGCCGTCACTGCCTTCTATCTTTATCCTCTCGTTTGATGAAGGGATATACTCAAACTGCCCGGTACCGGTTACTTGACCAAGTACCTTGTCTGTTGATGTGCTTACCGTTACAGATACGTCTGTAATAACTCGGATGATGTAACTTTGTCCGGGTATAAGGCTGTAAGTTCCCAGTGATCCAGATGATATCGTTTCAGTACTTCGGTTCATTTCGTTGATTCTCTCAAGACGGTTGTCGTCTGTGTCCCGGCCTGTTATCAGATATTGCTGACAGACACGTTTCACCTCACCGAAAGCCTCCGTCATCGCTCTGGCCACAACCGGCTTTGTGGCCTCATCATCAGGTGTCATTACTTCTGATGCAGTTTCTTCTGTATCTTCGCTCTTTTGTAATGAGCGTCCTATCAGATTGCATTGCACCGCTACATCGTTTACTATCTGCTTTTTCAGCAGGCGTATCCAAATTTCTCTTTCTCTCATGGCTTGTATATTAAAGGATTATTATATCTGTCTCTTAATATAACATCTGGACCGGATGGATTTTCTGTTGTAAGCACATCCATACCTGTGCAACCTATCCCTGTATAAAGGTTGTCTCTATTGCGCTGTTCGTAGTCAGCATTTCCGGACTGGCTCTGTTGCAACTCATAGTCATTATTATTGCGCTGTTCGTAGTCAGCATTTCCGGACTGGCTCTGTTGCAACTCATAGTCATTATTATTGCGCTGTTCGTAGTCGGCTTCTGGTACGATGAATTCTGATCGTTGGTTTAGGGCGGATGCTATTTTTTTCAAGTATCCGGATGCACTGGTCCTGTATCCTTCACAAAGTTCTTTATCCGTTGTAGGCTCCAGCCATGCGGCTGCAAGATAATGTGAAGCATACAATCTCATTGCCGTGCGTATCATGTCCGTGATACCTTCATCCATGCGTATGAAGTTTTTGAATTCAATGATAATTTCATTCCCGGAAGAGGTCATGTTTATATCATTACTGTCTTTAATCTTGCGCCGAAGCTCGCCTTCCGCTTCATTTACTGCGGCGGTAAGATAAAGATCCAGTACAGCTTCATTGTCTTCTGTTGCTGCTATATCTGGATAATTACCGCCGGCTTTTCCTGCCCGGGCTGTAAGCGCAATGACATATTTGAATATTTCCGGTTTGTTTATGGATGTTTTCATAAGTCTTAACTGTTGCAAAGTGCATATTCTTTGGTCATTTTCTTATAATTGTCAAATGCTTTTTCAAATTCTTTCTTCTCATCTATCTTCTGTGAGTTCCATGGAATGAAGGAAGCGATGGATTCGAGTGCGTATTTCCAGTTCCCCTTGAAGCAGATGGCACGGTCGTCTAAATATATGTCGGCTATGGGCTTTCCAGAATTGCTGCCTTTAGGCTGATCCGGGTTTTCGTTTATGTAATCATAAGTGATGTGATTGTCATTCAGGTATTTCTTTAATTTGGAACTGGCGGTGCGTGTTGTGAAAATGATGATTGTGAATCCTTTCTTTTTTAGGACTTCCATGGCACTTTGTACACCATCAATCGGATCACCGAAGATGTCATTACCTTTAAATCCGTCGTATTGTGCTATGACTCCGTCAAAATCCACACATATTGTTTTCTTTTCCATATAAAAAACGATTAATAGTACAAATATAATCTCATCTGCCGTATCTGCTTTGATATAATGCTGACTGCATTATATACATTCGTCCAGTTCTTATTAAGCTATTTTTGTCGTAAAAGAATAATGAACATGCGCGATAACGAACAAATATCTGACTCCTTGCTTTACGGGCATCGAAAATTCGACGGACAGCGGCGGGCCGAGAGATGGCTGCATGTAGCCTATAATGCATATTGCCGTCTTGCTCCTTTCAGAAAGATGCGTGCCGAATGCAAATCGTATGCCTACGGAAAACAGTATGAGAGGCAGATTGTTTACAACGGGCGGCATATAACGAAGGAGCAATATCTTAAGGAGAAGGGTATACCTGCATTGCAGACCAACATATTGGGTAAGATCAAACGGGTCGTACAAGGGCAGTTCAGAATGAACGATACCGCGCCGGTATGTAATGCTGTTGATCCGGAGGAGAAGGAATATGCGGACATTATGTCAGCCTTACTCCGGCAGAACATGAAGCTCAACAGGCGTTCAGAACTGGATGCGCGTACTTTTGAGGAATATCTTATATCCGGTCTGCCTATATATAAAATTTCATGGGCTTATCGTCGTGGAAAACTGGACGTGTTCACTGATTATGTAAATCCGAACTTTGTATTCTTTCCTGACAGTCTTGATTTCAATCTTGCAGACATACGGTTTTGTGGTCTCCTTCATGATCTTGACTTCTCCGAGGTGCTTGCTTTGTTCTCACATTCGGATTCTGATGATATAAAGTTGAAGGAGATATATAACCATTGCCTTGATAATGAATATATCGCCTCGCAGTTCAGCCGTGACACACGCACGTCACAGATTGAATCCACCGATTTCTACTATCCTTCGGAATTCGGAAAATGCCGTGTTATTGAATTATGGACGAAGGAGAGGAGGAAGGCCTGGTTTTGTAATGATCCCTTGGAGAGTGAGCCTTATTTTGTTCCTTATGATCAGAAAGAGAGCATTAAGGAAATAAACCGTAGCCGTCTTGAACTTAATATAAAACGTAATCCTGATGGATCCCCCATGCTAGATACGGACGGGGCTCCCGTTACATTCATGGATCCGGATAAATATGCGGCCGAGAATCTGATCACTTATGAACGGAGAATCGAGACGTATTGGTATTACCGTTATCTTTCCCCAGATGGATTTGTGCTGGAGGAAGGACAAAGTCCGTATTGGAATGGATCCGAATCTTTCCATCCGTTTGTGTTCAAACCATATCCTTATATTGACGGAGAATTTCATCCGTTCATATCTGAAATTATCCCGTCTCAGGAATATTTCAATTACTACATGGTAGCCCTTGATTTTTATATTCGTAATGCGGCCAAGGGTGTGTTGATGATAGATGAACAGTCCTTGTCTGACAACATGAGTATAGAGGATATAGCGGAGCAGTATGTGAAGAGTAACGGCGTAATATTATATACAAGCAAAAGATCTGGTAATGCCCCTGATACCAAGACCGCATCATCCATCCCGGGAGGCTTCGACTATATCATACAACTGTCACGTTCCATGGTGGAGGACGTGTCAGGAGTCCAGGCGGCACTACAAGGTAAATCGGGAAGTTCCGAGAGCGGTGTGCTTTATCAGGCAAAGGCCGCACAGGCCTCATCATCCATACTGGATCTTATAAATACATTCAACTCATTTCTTACTGAAGTGGCATATAAGGTAGTAAAGGTGATGCAATGTTTCTATACAGGCCCGAAAGCGGTCAATGTCGCCGGTGAATCCATTCCCTATAATATGGATACAATGTATGATATTGACATTGATATCTCAATTAGCGAGGATAGCGACAGCCCGGTATACAGGGCGTTGACAAACCAGCTTTTAATGGCACAGGCTGAGAAGGGGCTTATACCGTTCAAGGCGGCATTGGAAGCCGGCAATTTCCCGAACTCCAGTAAGATTATTGCGGTACTGGAAAGATATGAGAAGCAGTTACAGGAGCAGCAGGCAGCGCAACAGATGATGTCGTAAGTAGTGATTGAAAATTTTAATATTTCTTATAATAATGGATTATACAACAATTAAACTGGTGGTTGTAAGTATTAAAAGTTAGTATAAATAATAAAGTAATGAGAGATGTAATTTACAATTTTATCAACGAGCACATGATGATACATATTGTGCTTATAGCCTTGTGTATTGCGGCTACAATGGGGGCTATGTTAGTGGACCTTATTACGGGAGTTATGAAAGCCAAGCAACGGGGAGAGGCAAGAACATCCACGGGGTATAAGAAAACAGCCGTTAAGGCGAAGAAGTATTTCACTCCATTTATAGAGTTGTGCTTTATTGATCTGTTATGCTGTGTGGTTATCCCCTTTCCTGTTTTTTCAATGATTTGGACGGGTTACTGCATTTTCTGCGAGTTTACATCGGTACGTGAAAAATCGTGGGAGAAAGCGGAGTTGCGCAAGGCAGAGAAGACAATGAGTGTGATTATCGAAAACAAAGATGATATCGCCAAGATCATGGCTCAAATACTATTTGACAACGAAAATAAGAAGGAGGAAAAGAAATGAAGTATTTTACGATTGCGGAACTCTGCAAGTCAACGACTGCTGACCGGCTTGGAATTAACAACAGATGCAGACTGGAGCATGTGACTGCTCTGACTGCCTTGGTAGATAATGTGCTTGATCCATTACGTGAGTGGTGGGGAAAGCCTATAACAGTAAACAGTGGTTATCGCTGTCCGGAACTTAATGCGGCCGTCAAGGGAAGTAAGTCTTCTCAGCACATGAAAGGGGAAGCTGCCGATATTGATACTGGCGACCGTCAACAGAACAAGTTGCTGTTTGAGTATATCCACAAGAACCTGCCCTATGACCAATTGATTGATGAAAGCAATTTTGCATGGGTGCACGTCAGTTATCGGGCTGACGGTGCCAATAGAAAGCAAGTGTTAAGTTTATGAGACAAAGAATCTATATATGGATTGCGGTAGCGATAGTGCTTTTACTTGTCTTTTCGTGTAAGACCAGATATGTTCCTGTGGAGATCAAGACAACGGAAACAGTGGAAGTACATGATACCACCATAACAGAAAGACTGGTCCCATACAAAGATAGTACTGCGACACGTGACACTGTATCTTTTCTTTCCAACCCTTATGCGTACAGCTGGGCTAGATATTCAGGTGGAATGTTGCAACATTCGCTGGGAATATGGCCAAATTCGGTACTTATAGTAACAGTACCTCATTATATGACGGTAACCAAGCGAATCGAAGTACCTAAGATTGTAGAGGTGGAGAAAAAATTAAACTGGTGGCAAAAAACAAAAATAGAGATAGGTGGATGGTCTATGATAATGAATATATTGCTTGTATCTATGATGATTGTCAGATGGTTAAGAAAGAAAGGAGGTGCTCGTTATTTATAGATTGTATTTTTTCAATTCAGTCTTTCGTTATAACAAAAATCTTCGGCGGTCCGGATTGTAAGAAAAGGACCGCACGCTCCTTATCAGGTAGAAGTCGCTAAGGAGAAACAATACGTCGGAACAAGAATTGTTTTGCGGTCCCAGACTGCTTAACAATTTTCCGACGTATTTTGTTTATCCAAACAGTGATTATATGAAAAGTGATGAAATATATAAGGATGTATTGCAGGTTGTCGCTTCAGTGACGGGAATATCTGAAACAGGTATTATACATAGCAATAAAGAAGAGTGTGCGAATGCCAGATATCTTCTTGTGCGTTATTTAGCCAAGATTTTCTCTGACACGGAGATAGCGTCATTGACTAACAGAACCAAACAGGCTGTCGGCTCGATGCGGCGTAATGCTAAAAAACAAAGGGTATGGATTGTGGAAAACAATTGGAAAGAAATAGTAAACAAACTGGAAAATAAATATTTTATCTGCAAGTAATTTATTCCGTAATTTGCCTTTGCGGTCAATATTGACCGTGATATGTAAAATCATAATTATGGATAATATTACAGGTATGAGCATACAGGAGTATGCTGCAATGCGAGAGCTTGAATGTGAGCACAAGAAGGGATGGGGATCAACCACCGCCTTATGGGTGATTGCTGCTGTCATTGTCATTGCGTTTTTTGTTTATAGCTGGCATAATAGCTGCAACGAGCGTACTCAGTTTGCGGTTGGTCTGGCTAACTTGACAGGACGTGTTAACTGTATGGAGCCTGATGTACGCTGGACCGGACAGCAGTTGTACGCTGCAAATGGTGCGATTTCCGCAACAGTGCAAGGTGTTGGAGATATGAAGGCTAACTTCGGTGACCAGTTGTTCCAGCTGAACCGCGAGGTGTTCTACGACAATGGACACGGATGTGGAAGAAATCGGAATAATTGCGGTTGCGGATGTGGCGGACGTGAGTTCAACCAGCGTTCAACCTATAACCTTGCTTCCACGCAGGTTACAGTAGACGAGACTTGCCGTAGTTAAGTTTTAGAGGGTGGTATTCCACCCTCATTTTATTTAATTTTTAAAAGATGAGGATATGATTTCAAAAATAGGAATAAGACAATTTGCAGTAGAACAGGCTGTAGCTATAATGGGGACTGGTACACCGCAGAAGGATGTGGTTGCGAAGGCAGCGGAAATTGAGGCTTATGTTGTCGGTGAGGCTGACATACCGGAAGTAAGCAATGATACGGATACCATTAATGATATCATGGGTAATGCCATGCAGATGATTAATGGGATATCCGGAACTGAGATTCCTGTTGAGGAAAAATCAAAAAAAAGTAAATGATGGGATTTTCCATGTTTCAAACTAAGAAACCGCAAACGGAGTTGAAGTTTACAACAAGGGCCGAGGCGTTTAGTTATATGCTAATGTATATGACAGAGGATAAACATGCCGAACCGCTGGAGGCGGCACAGAAAGCCAATGAGTTTGCGGATATCTTTGCCAGAAACATGGGTATCCCTCTTAAGATTGAGCCGGAGCCACAGGGGGTGGATAAATACCTGTCAATGGCTACCAAGATAGCAAACTATATAGAAGAACATCCTAAGGTGGTTGAATACGGCGTTCCGGCTTTGACATTCGTTGCCGGTCTGTTCACCGGGAAAAAAGTGGAGCAGGTCAATGATAACATGTATGGCCAGCGTTCGGTACCGTCTCAACCGCAGGAAGAGATAGATTTTGATAAAATACCTGATTGATTATGGCATTAAGGAAATTATATATTGTGGTGGATTGCGAGAATGACGAGCAGAAGGAAGCTGTTCAGACCGCATTCAACGAATTGTCTAATACGCGGGCTTTGACCAGCCGGACGGTTATCAGCATGTATCCGTTTTTCAAAAAACATCGTGATGATCTGTTTGAGCTGTTCAATATGGTCAAGACAGGCGGTGTCAAATCGTTGTTGTCTGTAAGAGGTGGAACATTGATTAATAACTTGAGAAAGGGTTGATTATGAGAGTGGAAGGCAAATGTATAGGTGATTGCAGCAAATGCCAGTTGCTGGCAAATGGTGAGGTGGATATGATTCCGTGCATTCTTGACCAGATTTTTATCCGGACAAGGAAAATCGAGAAAGAAAACGCTTTTATCAGGAGAAGTCTTGATTCCATGATGCAGGACAGAAATACAATCCAACTTGCCGGTTTGAGTGATAACGAAGATAAAACAGATTGATTATGAAGTATACATTCAAAGAAATGTTGGACGATGCGAAAAGGGCGGGTCTGACAAGTGACAAGGTCATGATGCGCAGTGTGGAAAGCATGAGCGAGCTTCTGTGCCTTGTGAAGGAAGAACATCCGGAACTGTACTGGAAATTTATGCGTGAGCAACATGGAATCATGTATGGTAATCATTACAATGAAGCTTTTGCGATGTTTGATGTCGGCATGATGAGGTACATTGATAGGGATGGAAAGAAATGTGAGGGTGCGCACTGGACGGCGGAACAGATAGAGGCAAGTACCCGGATGATGGGATTTCCGGCTGGAACTACGAAATGGGACAAGTATGTAGCGTTCAATGCCTTTTATTCCGATCTTTGCACAGTTTATAATGATGAACAGATCATTAAAGGTGCTCATAAGTTCTATTTTGAGGATCAGGACTGGGGGGACACAACAAAGATTTGGGATTATGTGTATTGCAAGAATGCAATGGTCTGATTCTTTGTAACAGACGGTTTGTGCTTATCAAAAACCGTCTGTTTTTGATAAGCACTATGATTCCAGTTTTTCCCGTATTTCCTTCAGAAGCCGGAAAGAGCCTGCCATCTTGTAATTCCCAAGATTCTGTTCTGCCTGCATTATAAGGCTTTCTACTGTCAGAGGGAGGTCGGGAGAAAATGAGGATTTGTTGATTTGCAATGTTTTAGGTAATTCTCTCGTATTAAACCATTCCACCATTTCCCTTAATTCTTCCTCTGAGTAAGCTTCATGTGTTTTTGCATTTTTCATAATGATCTTGTTTTGGATTTCCGCAAAGATACGAAATTGAAAGCAAACCGCAACAGGAAAACCGCAACAATAAACGCTTCTTCATTCTGCCAAATGTTGCCAAGTATGCCAGATATGCTAGATACTGACACAATTGGTGTATGTTGTTGATGTGTTTCTTGCGCCACTTATATAATAGCCTCATCTTTGCCATACTGAGAAAAATTTATTGTTTAATTTTTGGGTTTTATAGAAAAGATATGTATATTTGCAATGACCTACATGATATCCAATGGCAAGCGGAAGCCTGCCAAAACTTTTTGCAGGCATTTTTTATGCTTGTTTGTAAAGCGTTGCAATATACTTTTGCGGCTGTTACCCCCGTGTGGAGAAGTTAATGCTCTCCCTGCCTTTGGATAGGTGTAGGTCAACGGGAAAGGGCAGCCGTTTTTTCTGTCTATAATGCCAAATTAAAAGACCTACAATTATGGCAAAAGAAATTATTAAATTCGATTACAACGGTAATCAAATTCCTTTTGAAAATGGGAGTAATGTTATGGTTAATCTTACAGCTATGGCGAAAGCCTATCCTGATAAGAATCTAACCCAAATTGTTAACTCGCAAGAAATCAAAGAATACTGTGCTTCACTTTCCAAACTACAAAATTATAGTTTGGCTGATTTACTGCAAGTTAGGCGTGGAGGAGATAATCCGGGTACTTGGGCGCACCGTCTTGTTGCTATCCGTGTTGCCCAAAAATTAAATTCCGATTTGGCGGTGTGGGTGGATATGAGAATAGAGGAACTTTTAACCACTGGAAACACATCGCTTCAACCTCAACTTCCAAACTTCAACAACCCTGCTGAAGCCGCCCGTGCATGGGCAGACCAATACGAGAAGAACCAAACACTTGCATTAGAAGTTCAACAGCAGCAGGAAACTATCGAACTCCAACAGCAAGAACTTACACAATCCGCTCCGAAAGTCAGCTACTACGACAACCACTTGCAAAGCGTGAACGCTCTTACCACAACTCAAATAGCAAAAGAGATAGGTATGTCGGCAGAGAAACTGAATAACAAACTGAAAGAACTTGGAATACAGTTCAAGCAGTCTGGGCAATGGCTTCTTAAATCGCCCTACGACAAATGGGGTATGCACGAAACGAGAACCAATATTTTCACAAGTGAAAGAGGTAATACCCATACCAACACATATACAGTCTGGACGCAGCGAGGTAGGCGATTTATCATAGCCCTATATGAAAATGATTGGAGCGTGAAGAAAGCTATCAAGCAAATAAAAGGTGAGCTGAATCCAGCCGCGTAATTTGAATTTTACTTATTAATTAATCCAATGTATTCCCCGTCTTGCTTATGGCAGCGGGATGGTTCGTCACACCCCTAATAGTTGTGATTTGCAACCGTTACAATTAATTTAAAATGAATTTTATTATGAACAACAAGGATATTGAGGAAATGAAGAAACTGGTTCTTATGGTGCTGGAGGAGAACAGGATATTGCGTGAGATGCTTGCCAAGGAGTGGGAGCGGGGAGGATGTTATGCTCCCATGACTTTGAGCAAAGGAGGAAAGTGAACGGGAGCCGGCTGTTAACAGCCGGCTTTTTATTCTGTATTACTTGTAGAAGATTCAGGAGTGTGTGAACGTATCAAGGATCTAGCTATTGCAAATTCAGATTCCGCACCGGTATTTTCATTTATTGAAATATGATAGAGACCGGCTGCATAATATGCTAATGCTCCTGCATATTTGTTATGAAGGTTGATTTCTCCGTTTTCTGAGATTGAAGGAGTTGGAATATACCTGAGACTGTATCTCCCCTGTTCTTTTACTGCATGGGCAATGATTGACCTCATGGTATCGTTGGTGATGAATGCTACCGGTATTGAGGGACCATTACCTACACCGGGAGCTGATGAATATTGTGCGCTGTATAGTGGCGAATTGTCCGGATATAACATAGTGACCGGATATCTCCACCCAGTCAGGTTCACACTGACAAGCCTGATATAGTCCGCAGGTATTTTTATGTAGGCAAAAAACAAACCGTCAGGACGTTTCTCGAATGAGATTGAGGATGAATCTGTCATTTCCGAAGCTTCGGCCATCACCCCTTCGTCATTCATCAGTGCGAGTAGCGCGAGTCTGATGAACTCTTTTAATGCCTCATCGGTCTCAATCGTGAAACTGTCTTCTTCTGTCGCACTCTCATTGATGATTGTGCGTAAAGTCTTTAGTATATCTTTGACAGGTATCATGAGGCTTAGTCTAATGGATAATTGGGAAATTGTATGCCGTGTTCTTTGCATAATGAGGACAGAGCCTCCTTATTTCCACATTGCGAGCGCGGTACTTTGAATCTGACCTCAAAAAAATCCTTCGCTTCAAGGAATGAGGTCACATTTTCAATATCCTCTTGTATGTCTCTGTCTTCTTGAATGCCTTTTTCTTTGGTCGGTTCTGCGCTTTCGGATTCTTTTTCTTCCTGCTTAGAAGATGCCGGAGGAATATAGGTGCACATCCGCTTTCCAAGGATGCTGTATCTTTGTTTTACCTCTGTTTCCTGTAATACGGAATTTACGTCATTTTCGTCATGTATTACATCTTCATCTTCTTCTATTGTTTCGGTAATGCGTCCTTCCCGATACCATTTGTGCGCCCTGATTTTCTCAGCCAGTTCTCTATCCGTTGTATGATAGGTTGATTTGCCACGGAAAAAAGCGGAGAAGTTGACGTACATCATCCGTCCGCAGTGAATGACTGCAAATGATAGTGAGGAGCTCGCAACGAATTTATAAAGTTTCTTCATACATTATTAATAATGATGAGGTGGATTTCTCCACCTCTGATGATGATTAAGGTTCTATTATACAGTATGGGATTCAGGAACTGGAATCTCAACATATTCCGGAATGGACAGACGCGCGTGGGCATCTGGGAATCCAAGTGTCCAGCAGGAGAACTCCTGCATGACAACAGCGTCACTGTTACTTATGAACAGTTCTTTCAGATTGTATGTGCTGCGCTCCCAGTTCTGGAATACCCATTTGTCAAGATATTCAGGATCAAGAGAGAAACCTCTTCCGTTGAATCCCCAGGCGTTGAACAGGTCATGGCGGTAAAACAGAAGTTTTGTTCCCATGCTTTCGAATGACTGGAAGTCAAGTCTCCATTTGTTGTAGTCACGTTCCGGCTCGAAGATACGTGTGCGGTTGTTGGTCTTGATCTTGCATAATGCCGCATAGATGGTATTGTCAACAAATACAAGTTTTGTGCGGCTTCCGTTACCGGCACCTTCAATGATGCGTCCTACAAGGTCTACAAGCTCATCCTCCGAGATTACATATTGCTGCACATATTTTCCTTCTTCCACCACAGGATTTCCGGCAGAGTCAAGCACTTTTTCCCAATGTCCGATTTCAAGGTCTTTTCCGGCGCGGTACCAGATACCTTCACAAGTATATACATTGCCTTGTCCGTTCACTGCATGTTTGCTCTTGATTCCGAACAGTCCGGAGGCTTCCATACCGATACGCATGTCTTCCATTGCCATCCGTTCCACACGTGTGAATGACCATTCCACCTCGGTCTTACTCAACCGGTCATAGATAGTCTGCTCTACCTGCATGATAAAACGCTGGCAATATTGTTCGTCCGGTGATGGAAGCTGGTAATACCTTCCTGTAGACACATCCTTTTCAGCGGCCGCGCGCCCCATTCTTAGAAGGACGGTACCCTTTGCAAGGGTCGGAATAAGATAAGGATTCTTATTGTTTGATTGTTTTCCGTTTACGGCATAGACAAGCGGAAGGTTGGTCTCACTGTTGATTGCGTGCACGCGCAGCATCAATGGGTGTTCAGGATCCACTTCATCGGTACCGGATTTGTAACCGGAAACAAACGTTCCGTCAGCGTTCAGGACAAGAAGCGTATCCATTGCGCCCACAATGTTATTATCTTCCAGTTCTATCGCTTTCGGAGTCTCGGTAGTCATGGCTTCAAGCTGCTTGGCAAGGGTAGCCCGTAGTGGACGCTGTCCGACACTGTAGTACTTGATTACGATGCTGTCCGATTTGTTTGTCGCCCCATGGCGCAGAATCTGATCAATAGGCGTGCCGGTAAACTTCATCTCGACAATTGTCTTGTCGATCTGCTTCACGTACCATTCCGCGTCCATGATTTTCTCGTTCTTTGTTACGGAACTTTCCCCGCCTACTACCTTTCCGCCATCCCCTAGATCCTGGACTGAGCCTCCGTCCGAAACATCGGCGGCACATGCATAACCTCCCCCGGTCGCTCCGGCAAGGAACATGAGCAATACGGAAAAGAAAAATTTGAATGTTGATTTTAACTTTTTCATTGTTCTCGATTTGTTTTTAAATTTATAAATAAAAGTTGTGATATGAGCCTGAAAGCAATAGACGATTAAATACGTCTCTTCATGTCTTTATAACGTTGTAGGGTAGGATCCTCCACTTTTTCCTCACCTCCTCCGTTCCCGCCTCCTCCAAGGTCCGTCGGAGCTTTTTCCGCAAGATTCCTGTGTATAGCTCCCGGACGTGCGGTACGTCCCTGTTTACGTCCTTCCTCTCGGGCGGCTTCTATTTCCATGTCCATATTGAAGGCATGGATGATTCTTTTCCAGTCTTCCGCATCCAGTTCGTGCCGGATAATTTTATGAATGATACCGTCTGTATCCTGTGTTCCGTACAGCCATTCCAACATGGAAACTACATTCGCCTCATCAACATTGACCTGCCGCACAGCTTCTGTCAGTGCCTCATCTGTTTTGCGCAGCTTCTCTTCCGCATCTCTTTTTCTTTTTTCCTCATCGGCCGCCTCCTTTATCCGGGCAGCTTCTTTCTCTTTTGCTTTTTTGATGGCCTCTTCCGTTGTTGCAGCTTCCCTGATATCATCCCCGTAATTGGTTATTAGATATTCCACAAGAGAGAACGGTTCACCGTTCTCATCCATGCCGCTTGCCAGACCGGTCAGGATGCCGGCGGCTCTTGAGTCTTCTGCAAGAACTTTGTTGAGGTTCTCTCTCTGTGATTCACTATCGTCATAACGTTTGAAAGAGTCATCAAGGAATTCGCCGACAGCGAGGTCGTCCTCAAGGTCGAGGTCCGGATTTCTGGATGAAACAATATCTCTCCATGATTTTCTTTCTTTTTTTTCTTCCATGATATGTCATTGTTGTCTTATACTGACAAATTTAGTAGTATTAGTTCAAGCCGGATTGATATAATGCAATCTACAGGAAGTACATTCGCTATCATTTAAACAGGAGGTCACATGAAGCACAAGGGAAATATCAGCGAAATACAATTAATAAGGAACAAGGAGATTGTACGTACATTCATTGAATTGAAAAAGACGTGTACATTCTCTTACTACAAGGATATATGCAAGGAAATTGCGGGTATGAAGGCGAAGCAGCATTATGTCAGTGAGGACCGGGCTTACGTGATCTTATACAGATATCTGACTGAAGGCAATATACCTGATTGCAGTCTGTATAAATATGAAATGTATTCCAGCCTGATCCGCTGTTGCCTTGATATCATGAAAAAAAAATCGGAGGCGAATCTCCGTCTTATCGTAAGACTTGCGATAGAGAGACCTTCTGATTCATTTGGGATAAGTCCTGACCGTATACAGCATATTTTATGGAAAGCTGGGATGAAATAGGTATATCACTATGAAAATGAGATATTCCATGGGGCTTTACTTGTGCATGACCGTGTTGTTGCCGTATCATGAATTCCTGTCAGGAAGTCACTGGCTTTATATGTTCGGACATGCCGGATGGCTTCATTATCTTTTGAACGGGATGGCATGGGCTTTTCTATGGAAGGTGATAACCCCTGCACGGACGCTGGTCGCATGGATGTTCGCTGTCGGAATATCATTTTTCATTCCTTCCGGCAGTCCTGTGATCGGATGGAGTGTCATTATCTACTATTATACGGGCTTGTGCCTGTCCTCCATGGATGGGGGAAGGCGTAACAGGCTGTTTGCCATAACCGCTCTCGGTTTCTTTCTGCCGCATATTGCGGGTGGATATCATGCGGCTATGCTGGCGGCCGGATGGATATTGCGTAAACTGGAGGTTGGATGGCAAAGAACATTAAAATAAACCATATAGAAACTCTTTTCTCAGCTGTTGTCATAAGGAATGCGGAGGAGATGATCCGCAGGAACCGTGAGCGGGAAGCGGAACTGTTCAAGTCCTACAACCCGTTGACAGGGGAGAACGCTCCCGGAAAACGGAAGAGGATATGTCTGGATGATTTTGTAAATTCATCTGTTTTCCTTCCTGTCGAGATGTTCTCCACCGGTTTTATCTATAAATTGAATCTTGCCGGAAGTATAGAGGAGTTCTGCTGGCAGACATACGGGGAATATAATGAGGACCTTCGTAATACTGTCATTCAGGAGTTTCTCCGTTACTGGGCCAAATACGACTTTTATTTCTATTGTTATGCGTATGCGCGTATCAAAAACAAGGAAGGAGGGGAGGATGTGCCTTTTCTTCTGCGTCCGGCGCAGGTAAAGCTGGCTGAGACATTTGAAAGAATGCGCCGTGCCGGCAAACCTATCCGTGTCATATTGCTGAAAGCCCGCCAGTGGGGAGGATCCACATGTACACAGATATACATGTCATGGATACAGATAATGCATGTGAAGAGTTGGAACAGCATTATTGTTGGACATCAGGGGGATAGCGCAGCTGAAGTGAAGGATATGTATGTCAAGCTCATAACCCAGCTTCCTGAATTCCTTTTTTATGAAGAGGGGATAGAGTTTGACGGCTCTCTTCCGAAGATCAAGGGAGGGGGAACTTCTAACATAAGTCTTATACCTTCTCGGAACTGCAAAATCAAGACGGCAACCGCGATGAATCCGGAGGGCGCCCGTGGTGGTGATTCGGCCATGGCGCATTGTACGGAGGTGGCGTTTTGGCCTCAGACGGAAAAGATGGATCCGCAAAAACAGGTGAAATCATCCTGTTCGGGAATCCTGTACAAACCGTATACGATGATTGTGTATGAAAGCACGCCGAACGGGCAGAATTTCTACAAGGATGAATGGGATCGTGCCAATGGAACGGATGATCATGGGGAGAGACTGTCCGCATTCGAGCCGTTGTTTGTCGCATGGTGGGAGATAGAGGAATACCGTCTCGATCCGGAAGATATGCTGGAATGGGCCTGTACCCTGATAGAAAGGCGTAACGATAAGTCCGGAAACTGGGACTATATGTACTGGCTGTGGACTATTGGAGCGACATTGCAAGGCATCTACTGGTACAGGCAGAAGATGAAGGAGTATGCGGACATACAGGACATGCAGCAGGAGTATCCGTCCGATCCGGTGGAGGCATTCAAGTATTCCGGGCAGCTTGTATTTGACATTTACAAGGTAGAACAACTCAGAAGGTTCTGCCGTGAGCCGGTATTCCAAGGGGATATTTCCGGAAAATCCCCGAAAGGTGAACAGGCTGTCGAAGGACTGAAACTGTTCAGGCGTAAAGGAGGGGAATTGAAAATATGGGAGATGCCAGACAAGACATGGAGGTTGGAAAACCGCTACTTTGTGTCAGTTGATATCGGGGGGAAATATAGGACGAGTGATTACTCTGTGATTACTGTGCTGGACCGCGCGGATATGATGGCCGATAGCGGAGTACTCAATGAGGACGCTGGACCGCGTGTGGTGGCGGAATGGTACGGGCATACAGATCCGGACCTGCTTGCGATCAAATGTGCGCAGATTGCGTCATTCTATAACAATGCTCTGCTCATTGTCGAGAACAACACGGCGTACAGTAAGCTTAATGATGTAGACACAGACAACGTCAGCGAATTGTTCTTTCCCATTCTGATCCCTCTTTATGATAATGTATATGCTCATAATCGGAGCGAGTTGGAAAAAAGGAGCCAGAAAGAAACCAGATGGGGGTTTAATACCAACCGTAATACAAAAGTGGCCATTATTAAGTATATGGAACAGTGTGTGCGTGACAAACTGTGGATAGAGCGTGAAACCGGAATGATAAAGGAATTGGGATGGTACATGAAATATCCGAACGGCAAATACGGCGCGCTTGCGGGGAAGCATGATGATCGGGTAATGAGCAGGGCAATAGGATTATACGTGAGCCGTTTTGAATGGGACAGATATCCGGTGAGGGTGTTGCCCACTATGGAAGAGAAAATGAATAACATGAAACGCCTCAACAGGTCGGCGACGGGTGCGGAGGCTATATTATATAAAAATTAGTAACATTATGGGAAAAATTAAGTTGTTTTTGAAGGCGGTAAAAAGCCTTGTGCGGAAACGCAGGATCGCAAGTCTGTGGAAGTCCAGCTTGTTGCTGAAAAAGGCGATAGAAGAGGCTGAGGAAAAGAATAAACAGGACGGAAGGCGTTATTTTGTCATATGGGATCCTGCACAACAGAAGCTCATCTCTATCACTTATGATTATTATAAGGACAGGTGGGACAGTTATAAATATCTTCTTCACCGGGGAAGGTTCCGTATGCGAATGAACCGAGGGCAGTTGAAAGAGATGTGCTTTTATTACACGAAAAGCAAGAACGGCTTACCTTCCTGTCAGGACGAGGAAAGAAAGGAGAAAATGATAGAATGGCAGAATTATTATCATCGTCTGCTGGTTAGTGACAGGATTCGTGTTATTTCTCGTTGCTGGAATTTAAAGTCATTATGGAAGAAGATAACTTTGCGCTCAAATAAAATAGCACATAGGTATTAGTTTAAGGTTTTAGGGGCTCGGGCTTGTGAAAGTCTGAGTTCCTTTTATTATATACATTTCATTGTGAAGCTCTTGCTTATCTTTGAATAATAAAAAAATATATTTATATGGAAAGATTTGATTCTTGCTTTCATCCTCATCATGCATGTGATCCTCATCCGAATGAATATCATGAAAATATTCATTATACGCCTGATCAGATTAATGCATTGCTGGGGCTTATTCCTTATAAGGCGGACAGAGCCGAAGTCCCTAAAATGGAAACGTTGAACGATGTCAATTATATAGGTCATGTGGCAACTTCTGAAGCGTTGCCGGACAAGATGGAACAACCGTCATGGGCACTTGTCGGCAGTGTGAAGAAAACAAAGCCGTACTTCTACTATGTTGAAGGATTTGTTCCTAAAGGATATCGGGCCGGATGGAATGATTTGAGCGGTGTTCTGGGAACTTATGATCTCACAGTCGATAAGGTGAGCATCTTCGATTACAATCTGCTGACTGAATATAATGTAAGCCGTAATCATACCCAAGATACCCGGATATTCTCACATGATTGGAAGGAACAGAGATATTTCAGTGCATTTCCTGATTATGTTGAAGGGAAGAAATACAGACCCTGTGATCGTGTCAACATGCCGGGGTACACAAAAACGTCGTTTGTAGCACAACGAAGCACGTCCGAGGCCCCTTTTGTTGTAAAGAAGAGCAATGTGTTTACTTTTGAAGATGCCATAGCGCTTGTACCGGAGGAATACAGAATACCCGGTATGAAGGTTACGTTTGTTTCTGCTTACACCAATCAGGCTGAAACATGGTATTTTAAGGGAAATTCTGCTTCGCTTTGGAAAGACAAGAAAAGCTGGTGGAAGATTGATTTAGAGGCGGAGCGTAATGAGATTCATGCTGAAGAGGTATTCATTGAGAAGATGGAAGCACCGGAGATGGTAGCTGATAGGGCCATAGCGGATGAGAACGGCAACCGTATACCGGACACTTATCTTACACGCAAAACTGTCAGACGTCACATTGAGGATACATTCAATGATATGTTCATCGATAATCCTCCCACCGTGATGGACGGGATGATAACGCCCGAGATGCTTAGTGAATCCACCAAACAGCTTATCGGCAACAAGAACATAACCAATTTTGCGGATGATGAGGATATTACATCCGTTCACGGTCAACTGAAACTGGCTAACAAAAGGTATGATCCGAATAATTACTCAGGGAAGGGAAGATGTTATCTGCGCAAGAATCTTGTGGCTGGCAGAAACGTACTAACTCAATCAATGGTGTGTTGGCCAAATACTATTTACATCATACAATACGACTATGACCTTAGAGGGGAAACAATTACTATTCCTGAAGGATGTACCTTGCAGTTTGAAGGAGGGAGCTTAGTTAATGGACACGTTTTAGGAAATGGGACGATTGTAAATTCAATCCCAGCATATATATTTAAAGATATAACGTTCGAAGGAACATTTGAAGGAGAATTTTATATAGAGTATATTGGCGCTTCTATGATGAATGAAGACAATTCTTTATACTTTAATAAGGCTTTTTCGTCTATAATAAAACATTGGGTAGCAAAGTCTAGTTTTTATAAAATTAGCAATACTATTATTATAAATAATAATTCATTTCTTACTTTTAAATGTATAGGTGAAATTATTGCAATAAAAGGAGTAGATGTTTTCAAATTTATTGGCAACTATAATAACAATGTTATATTTGATATATATGGTATAAGAACAGAAAATCCTCCTGTCACCTCAAATCATAATCATACTCTTTATGATTATGATGATTTAGCTGGGTCTGCAATAACTATAGCAAGTAATTTCTATAATTCTACAATTAAAATAGGACATATTTTATATTTTAAATATGGGCTACACATGTCAATAGACAATGTTGAAAATTTTCATATTGGAATACAATATATGAAATTTTATTTTCAAAATATAGAATGTACAACTTGCATTTTTTTTGATTATAAAGATAATTCTAGAAAAGGTTGGATAAATGAAAATCAATTTTTCGGTGGAAGGCTTACAGGAAACTATGGTATATTGACTACTGATATAGATTTTTTTGATGTTATAAACAGTAACAACTTTTATAAGATTGGCTTTGAAGGTATTAATACTTGTGCAATTAAATTATCAGGAGTAAACAAATGGAAATTGAATGATTTAAGAATGCATGAGTCTATATACAATAAACCTTATATAATTCTTAATGATTGTAAAGATATAGAGTTAAGTTCTACTGTTTATATGGATGAAACTTATGTTAAAGCCACAAAAACTATTAGGTCTGTTTTACATACTGAATTGAATGATATACATTTAGAATGTAAAAACGAGAAACAAGAGGTTTATAATTCTTCGATATATAAAAGCTATCTATATAGATACTATGACGAAAAATCAGATATTGTTGAAAATGGATTTATTAATACGCAGTTGATAAATTTTTTTAAAGAAAATTCTTTGTTTTCACCCAATGTGTTTACATATGAAACTTATAATGTAACTACTATTATAGATGCTACAACATTCCCTGTTACATATTCAAGTAGAGAAATTTATAACCTTAATACTCATATAAAATTTAAATTGAGGGGAAATGGAAAAGTAATTTTTAGATACAAAAATGATATAGACAATATAGTTGAAACCCCACCATATTCAAGTCAAGATATAGATTTATGTTATAACTATAATTATACGTTGAAAATTTTACCATCGTCTTATTACGTTAATAGGATAGTAATAAAAGATATTAATCCTATTACGCTATCAGGTAACTCTTTTATAATTGCACAAAGCGAAGATGTTTTTTTAAAAAATACTAGAGATTATTTAGTCTTCATTCAAAATAATTCTATTTGTAAAGTTCATTATAGCATTGGTAATAACAATAATTATAGGACTTATACTATAAATCCAGGTACTTCAATTATAATGGAAACGGAAATAGAAAATATTACAATGTTTCCTGCTGGTAATAATAGACCTAATATGCCAGTTGTTGGTTATCAATTTTTTGATACCACACTTAATAAACCCATTTGGTGGACAGGAACAATTTGGATAGATTCCACCGGTGCAACAGTATAATAACGATAATTAAAATAAAAGCCATGTTACAAGGATATCAAATAAGAATGCTGGAAGAGTATAAGCAACTTAATGACCGGGTGGAAAAGTTGGAGAAATTCATCAATGAATCTCCAGTGTTTTCTAAAATGGAAGTGCATAAACAAATACTTCAGCGTTGGCAACTGTCGGCAATGAAATCATATCGTGATGCCTTAAAGAGAAGATGTCTGGCAGAAGGATTTTCTCCGTTGACTGGGGATGGTCTGGAATAAATGTTAATTCTATAACTTTTTTAAAAAACATCATGGAAGATAACAACATACAAGATTCTTGCTGCAACAGCAAGTATGCAAGTATCAGGCAGATGGACAAGCTTGATGAAATGTTGGGAAGAAGATTCCCTTTCTATCCTCGTACAGTGATACAGGCAGTACATGACGGAAGAACCGGCGCGTCGTTGGAAGCGATACTGGCACAGTATAACAATATTTATGTGCAGTATCAGGGTACAGCGGGACGTACGAGAAATATTGTTCCGAAAGAAATGAGGCGTAAGGGGATCATCATATCATACGTGGATATGCAGGGGAATGCCATAACCGAGAAATGTGTGAATGATGCACAGAGGGACAACTTTCACTGGGGGCTTGATGTCAACTGGGTACGTGTGGACGAACTAACACTCTCTGGAGATATTTCCGTATCGGTAAAAGGCACATGGGTGATTAACGGTGAGGATACCGGCATAGCTGCTTTGGGGCCCAAAGGGGATAACGGACTTACCCCGTGGCTCAAAACGATAGATAACAAGCTTCACTTCTCCTATGATAACGAGACATGGGAGGTGTGCTCGGATTACATTGCAGCTTATTTCCGTTTTCAGGATAACAAATTCCAGATATCGCGGGATAACAAGACATGGTCAGATCTTAGCGGAGAAGTTACAAACAGTTTGTCTATTAAAGCCTATGTAACAGACAAGTCACAATATCCCAATCCTAAGCAGGGAGACATGATCATGGTAGGTCCCACTTATGCGGACGATGATACCGAACATACCAAGCCCATCTACCACCTGAATATTTATAATGCCGGCGGATGGGTGGATCACGGTCCGTTCCAGTCCATCAATGCCGGTGTGGTGCAGGAACTGGGGGATAGCGAAACTGAAGTCATGTCACAGAAGGCTGTAAGTGAAAAAATTTCCGAAATAGAAAATGAATTTTCATTATGCACGTTTGAAAACGAAGGTTTCGTAAATAAAAGCGGATTGGTAACATCTGCTGAAAATTGGTATAATAGCGGTATGATTGATTTATCTGTAACGGACAAAATTACAGCAAGAGTCCCATATATGAATCTAGTATCGACTTTAGCTTTTTTTGATACCAATGAAATTTATATTGGAGAAATAGATCCGAGAACAATAGGGACACAATATCTTGATACGGAATCTTACGATATAGAACTAACTAAAGATAACTATCTTAAAGGTTCAAAGTATATTAATATTAGTATATCTACTGCATGGGCAGGAGAAGCATATGCTAATATCTACACCAAGGCTTATTCTTTACCTTATAAAGTGGATGTACTGAATAAACTTGTTAATAAAAATAGGTTGAATGGCATTGAACTATATCAATCTGATAGAGATTACGAATTAATTACTTATTCTTTTATTCCCAATAGAAGAATAATCATAAATGGTACGGAAGAAGTAAATCATACGTCTCTAGCAAGCATTGATGTTGTAGAAGGTGAAAAATATAAATTAAATACATATACATTTGGAGCAAGCTATCAATATGCTTTTTATAATAATGAAGATTTTATTGATTCTAAAGAAATTGGTAGCTCAGGGAATTACGTTGAACATAATGTGGAAATAACCATTCCAGTTGGGGTTAATAGATTGTATGTATCTCTCGTAAACAATAATAGTTACAATCAGAAAATTTATAAAAGTAAGATAATTAATGAATATAACTCGTCTGAATTGGGGTATTATGAAGAAACCGAATATACTCCGATTCTTGGAAAACTGGCAAGAAAGGGTGCACTTACGAATATAGAGGACAACCCAAATTATGGATATGTTCTTATTGATGTAAAAGAAGGAGATATATATAATATTCAGACCGGTACTACAATTGGTGATGAATATGCTTATTGCTATTATAATAATGATATTTGCATTGAAAAATTTAGACATGGGTCTCCTTCAACAAGTATTGCTGTAAATGACATTATAAAAATTCCAATTGGAGTTAATAAATTGTTGGTCGATTTTTCATTAATTTACTTTCAACTAAACAGATTCTCTATTAAAAAGAAAATAGAGAAAAAGATAGACATGCAATTTGAACAAATATTCCCTAAATTAAAAAGTGGGAATGTCAATCTTGCTGGAAGTCTTGTTGACAATTCTGATTTTTCATACGCCGAAATAGAAGGTGGCGGTATATTCCATTATAGTGGTGGTGTTTATGGCGGCCAAATGCACGCTGTAGGATATTTCATTGATGAGAAATTTTATGGACTATCTTTAGGAAATGCAGGTGTATATAGGAGCGTTGATGAAGTCTTTAGTATCCCACAAAATGCTACTAAAACAATATTCAACTTTAGCAATTTTTACATTACAAATAAAGGTGTAGCTAAAATAGAGAAGGCTGTAAAAGTTTCATCAAATACGAAATTATTGAATTGTAAAGGGAAAAAACAAGCAAGTTTAGGTGATAGTATAACTGCGGATGATTACTGCAAGATTGGGACATTAGTGTCTGGATTATTAGGTACGCAACTTATAGGTAATTTTGCCGTTGGTTCTGCAACTTGTTCGGACGCGATCAATGGTTCGCAAATAGACCTTGTGCACAGTAATAAGAATGATGATGACTTCGGAAACTCTGATGATAATGTGCTGTCTAATCAAGTTAGACGACTGCTTGCTCATACTACAGCTTTAGGTGAACAAATTACTTGGAAACATCCGATTGATGGAGACTTCAGCATTGAGACAACATACGGAACGGGTAAAGGTAATACAGCTGATATCCCTGATATAATTTATATTGCGATAACAATTAATGACGGAGGCATAAGGACAGGAGAAGTTGTTGATGATACAGAAGAGGTTTTTGAACAAACCTATTCCCAGTTAACAAGAAAGAGTATAGCAAGTGCGTTAAGGTGGGCTATTGAAACTTTGCAAAGTGCTTATCCCAATGCTGCTATCTTTGTTGCCACGCCTCTTTGGACTGCTAGTAATTATGCTTATGCAAGTAGGAATACGGTTCTGTTAAAGAGAGAGATTGTAATGAAAACCGCAGCTTTTTGTTCTGTGAGAGTTATTGACAGTACATTTGAAAGTGGATTTACTAAAATGGTTGCTGCAAGTGGTTCTGATTCAGCAGGTATTCATCCGGATTTAGAATGGCGATATAATATAGCTAAGTATGTTGCAAATTCAATAAACAACGAATATACAGCAAAAGGAACTTCAATATTCTATGGATTAATTAATTAGTAGGGTAACTAGATTTTTTTCAGAAATAAAACTGGCGCAGTCTGCCTTTGCGCCAGCTGGCTTATGCCTTAATGTACTTCCATATACTCCGAAGAGCAGGTATCAGTCCAATCCACTAAACTTCCGTAGGAAATTGGCCTCCGGAGAGCCCGATTATTACCCATATTACAGGAACTACAGCAAAAAGAAAATCTAGGGTATCAAACACAAACCGCCCTACCTCTTTGATAGCGTTAGGCTGGGCATTATCACGCCCAACCTAACATTTAATTTTATTGTCATTCATATTCGAATGTTTTTATTAGTTAAACAATTAGGTTTACCGTTTTGTTTTACGTCAACCGGCTCTTTGCTGACGATAAAGAAAGCGTTGCAAATATAGCTATTTGTTCATGAATGTAAAATATTTGCATGGAATTTATTATCTTTGCATCGCACATAGCGATGTGCATCAGGATTTGGACGGTTCCGATATAATTTCGGACCGTCCTTTTTTGTTTTCACACAGGTTGGTCTTGTGTATGTTTATCCAATATGTGACAAGGGCGACAGTCTTTCCCAGATTGCCGCCCTTCCTGTTCAATAATGATTAGTAATCAGGTATAACAAAGGTATACAAAGATATAAAACAATCTTATTAAAAACAATCGGTAATGTAAAATCTTGTGATTTGTGTTGTAAATTACAATTATATACGTATTTTTGTGCAAAAAATATAAAGTATATGAAAAGGTTGGTTATAGCCTCATTGTTTCTGCTTCCTTTTTTTGCGGTAGGGGTGGGGATGACATCATGCGGTGATGCCGCTAAAGTGTATATTTGTACAGGTCCGAAAGCCAGGGTATATCACAAGACGGACGAATGCCGTGGGCTGGACAGATGTTCGGGAGATGTAGAATCCGTAAGTCTTGAACAAGCTAAGGGTATGGGTAGGAGAGAATGTAGAATATGTTATAAATGAGTGGTATGAAAAGTTACTATGAAATACTTCAAGTAAGCCGAGATGCTAAAATTGATGAGATATTGGCAGCCTATAGAAAAAGAGTGTTGGAATCCCATCCTGATAAAGGAGGAACCCCCGATGAATTTCAGATGGTGAGAAAGGCTTATGAAGTATTGTCTTCAAACCGAAGGATGCTATATGATGGATGGCTAAAAGCTGAAGAAGAAAAAGAACGGATAGCAAAAAGGAAGAGGGAAGAAGAAATAGAAAAATATTGGAATGGCATCATTGTACCTAAAATAAAATCCTATGCAAAGGATATATTGAATCAATATTGCGATAACTGTTCTTTAAAATGGGTTATTTTAAGTTCATTTGATTCTAATTCCACAATCTTTTCCAATCCTCCATTAAAGCCAACAGTGAAAGGTGGAGCTTTGGCTATTAAAAATGCTATATTGACAATAAAAGATGTGCATACCTCTTTTAGTCAAATAGATATAATAAAACTTACTGCAATATGTGATGCCATTATTAAAGGGAGCATTAATATTAATGAAACTGATAATGGCTCTGAATTTGAAAGAAGAAAGAATATTTATAGAAAAAATATAGATGCTTTCTTGAAACGATATTGTGAAAGTGAGGCCTTGTATTCTCGGATAAAAATGCAATTGGAATTAAACAGCTCTATCTATTCAGAACTTAATGAAACTGCTGCAAACGAGGTAATTTCTGCTGAAATAATAAAAAGGGCTATAGCGATAGTTAAAGCAAAAGGCGTTCCTTATAATTTTAAAGGTCTTATTAAATTAGAATCTATTTGCAATAAAATAATATTAGGCAAAATCCATATAAATAAGTCAACAGACAAAAATAAGGAGGATGAATCTGGAAATTTTATTCAAAAACACTTTTATTCATTTATAAGATTTGTGTTTTTTATTATTGCATGTGTTATTATATATATGGTTTATTATGAAATAGATAAAGAATGGTCTCGCGAAATAAAAAGTGCGAATGAGGGGAAAACCTTGTCTAATATGAATGAAATGGGAGCTTCCATAGATAAAAAAAAAGTTTATCCTAAGCAATGGTCATACGATTTTTCTGAGAAATCTAAACGGGAAATTCCTAAACAGCACCAAAAATCAGATAATACCAATTCTAGTGGTACGGATATGACATCAGAGTATATTGAAAGACATTTCTCAACAGGTGATATTCCGTTCAAATCATTTTATGGAAGAGGACTGTATGATAGTATTTCCTTAAGCGAATTGAGATTGATAAACAGCACGTCAACAGATGCCGTTGTCTTATTGGAAAACATTTCGGGGGAGATTATAAGGAATGTTTTTGTAAAACAAGATAATTCGTATACGATGAGACAAATACCTGAAGGAAGATATATTGTGAAAATAATGTATGGAAATTCATGGAATTCAGAAAAATATAATGGGAGTGGTATGCCGTCAGGTGGATTTATGAAAAATGTATCGTTTAGTAAATCCAAATGGAAAGATTCTTTTGACTTTATATTTGAAAAGGATGATGATGGAATCAATTATCCTACCTATTCTTTGACTTTGCATAAAGTCAAAAACGGCAACATGTCTACTGAAAAGATTAATAAGGAAAGTTTTTTTAATTAACATATTATGAATAAAAAAATTATGTCTTTGATTATTTCTATAGTTATATCAATTATATCTATGACTTTATTTTCGTGCATTTTGGTTCTTGTAGGACAAGAAGGAACTTTACTGCAATTCGTTTTTATTGGATTGGCAGTGTATATTGGAAAGTATTCATATTCACGTCTTATTGATTACTATAATAGAAAGCAGTAACTTTGGGTTGTAGTTTTGCATTGAAAATGTTGGTTTTGTAAACTTGCCGTAATAGTTTCATCTTTGCATCACGTAACAAGTACCAGATGTTATAGATGATTGATTATTCTGCCAAGAGGGACGTTTAATATATCTTTATCTGTAACTAGCACTTACTACGGATCTTCTTTTGTATTAGTTCTGTTATTTATGAATTAAAAAAATAAATTCATCTAATTAGATATCTACTAACTAATATTACGAAAGAATTTTGATTTACATTTTGAATCGAAATATAATTTAGAAACATATCTAAATTACTATCTAATTGTTAGTCTTATTTTTAGATTAAAAATTAAATATCTATTTTTGCAAAAAAACAAATGGTTTTTGATGAATTTTTAAAACTGAAGGTGAACTTTTAGGGTTCTGTTATTGTTATGATTAATCTAAAGACTAAAGCTGATGAGAATTACGATGCTTTTGTATTATTGAAGGATAATGGCAAACTTAATTCTTCAATACATTGTGCTTATTATTCAGCTTTTTTATTATCTATATATTCATTATGTGTGAGATTTGGATATCTTTATGAAGATATACAGAATAATTCAAGAGGAAAAGATAGTCATGCTTATATCAGGAATGAGCTGGGAAATAAGATACATCAAGCGAAACCATTAGATTGTGTTGAGTTTCACACTTGCCTTGGTAAATTAAAAAAGGAACGGAAAAAAGCTGATTATTCGAAAAATCTGGTTACAAATAAAGATGTAGTAAATATACAAGATACTATAGATAAATTCAGAGATTTGATAATTACAAAATATATTTGATTATGGATGCAGTAAAAGATTTTATCATTGAACGATTAAAGAAACTTAGTAATATGTTCAAGGGCATTTCTATCAAATATGCGTTTGACAGTATAACTGAATTTCATATAATTGAGATATCACCGGAAAATATTAGAAGAAGAGATGATGAATACATAAGGTGGGAGTCTGATATGTGGAATGATTTCTTTGCCATGTTCCCAGATGAGGATTTGCTTATTTCGGAGCCTTGCGAGTCTAATGATATGCATAATGTGTTATTTGACAATATTCCGATTGTGGATAGTGGCAATTTGCTTTATTGTATAGATTTAGATTTTGGTGAGATGGATTCTTTTTTAAATATTGACACTATAGATTTGTTAGCAGCGTGATTATGGCAGAAAAAGTAGCAAGTTTCCGTTTAAAGGAATATAAGATAAATAAGGCTAGTATAGAATTTGATCCTGATAAACCTCTGTCTAAAATGTCAATAGAGATCGAGAGAAAAGGTGATATAGAGGAAAATAATATTTATAGGATAAATATGTATATTGGTGTTTCTGATGAAACGAACAATTTCAAAATCAGTGCAAACATGGTAGCTTTGTTTGAATTTGATTCTGAAATATCTGAAGAGAATAAAACTAGTTTTGTAAATTCGAATGCGCCAGCCATTTTGTTCCCATACTTTAGGGCATATATATCTACATTGACATCTCTTTCTGGAATGCAACCTGTTATCTTGCCGACAATAAATTTTGCTAGAATGCTGGAACAGCAGGAGAAATAAGTAAACATTAAAGGGTTATCATTATTGGTAACCCTTTAATGTTATCGTTTTATTGTCTATACACCTTTTCAACTTCTTTTTTCACTTTTTTAGTGATAGTCTGTTTCTTGTATTTTTTTTCCATATCTGGGTATTCCGGATGTTCTTCCAACCATTCTTTTTTATCTTCGGCTTCGTCATGTTTTCTTTTGAGTTTTAGGAACTCTTTTTCATTTTTCAAAGTTTCCTTCTCTTTTTCATTGAGGTTGTTGATGATGTATTTCTTTTTTATTTCAGAGTCTTTCCTTTTAGATGTTCCGTCTGAATAGGGCAGTTTCTTTCTGTAGTCATTAAACAGTTTTCCAGCCTCATACATCTTGTTCAGATATTCATAAGGTCCCATATCCTTGTATAGTTTCTCGGCCATTTCCTTTCGTTGGGATTTGGGAAGGTTGATTAGGAACATAAAATCTACAAGGTCGGGGCGTCCTTCCCTTATGGCGGATTCGGCTCCCAGATAAATGTTTTCCAGTGTCTCTACATTTAATCCGGCAAATTTCCCTAATTTGGCGGCCAGCTCCCTTTGTACATTCAGGTTGAATCCGTCTTTTACCGCCTCGCTTATCAGATTTGACATCTCTGTAATGAATGAGAGAGGATCATATTTGTTCCCTTGTGATATGGCGTTGACAAACTGTCCAATGGAAGTTCCTCCCAAGGAACTTAAAGCAGCAGATAAAAATATGCTTTTCAATTGTTCATCAGTGAACCATAAATCCTCATCCCCGTCCCCGTATCCGAATATGGCGTAGATATTGGATATGAGTGGTGCTGTGATTCCTGCAATACCATATCCTCCTGCCGCCCACAAGCCTCCCATTACAAATAGTCCGAAGGTGGCTTTCCTCAGCCCGGTAAGATAGCTGCCCATCATTGTTCTTTGGGCTTCGTCTTTATTCATTCCGGATTCAATGTTCAGATTGTATATCCTTTTTGCTCGTGCCATTTCAAGAAGCCCCTCAATACCCATCCGCTGGTATCCTATGTTGCTGCTTTGGTAAGTGGTCAGCGCCTTGTAGAACACATTGCCGCTTGCCTGCATGGGGGACATCATTTCCGGGCTGGAACTCTGCTGGCTTTCATTGAATGCTATTTCAGCGTTGTATTTGGCTAAATTGGCGGCTTCCTCATTGCCCAGACCTCTTTTTTGCGCACGTTTATATTCAAAATTGTAAACGGCTCTCGCTCCGGCCGCACATGTCAGCGCATCAATAAGCTTGTTGGGATACATGCCTGCATTGGTAAGTTTCTCCAGCTTGTTTTTGAATGCATTTTCATCCTTTAATGCTTCGATCCCCATATTTCCCGTATCAACCCGTTCTTCAAAAGAAGGAAGATACTCCTTCGCCCATTTCATGTTTCCTGCCGGGGTGAATATGTATTTGAACAAATCAGCCTGATACCCCGGATTTCCGCTGTATGCGGAAAATGCCGGATAGGAGAGCACCTGCTTCATTGCGGTGTTGAGTCTGAATGCGATATTGGAACCTGCCCAATACCTTAGTATCTTGTTTAGTCCGTTGTTGAGCGAGTCTTGTTTCTGCTTGTCGTTGAAACTCCGTACGGCCACCTCCGCCGCTCTCATGAAGATATCAAACATTCCTTTATGGTTCGCCTCCATATAGTTCTTGAAAGCCTTGCTTCCCCGCAGGAAATTAAGATCCTGGCGCAGCTCAGCCGTTGCCGCCCAAGTTTCCATATCTCTTCCGTATTTTAGCATCAGATCAAAAGCGTTTCTGCTAGTGTCCACCTTCAGGGTATTTATCGTACGGTTGATTATGTTTCCGGTTATTGTGCTTGGCATACCGATGATTGTTTCTCCCAGCTCCCCCTTTTCACGGATTTCGGATTTGGCTATGACCATAGGGAAATAATTCTCCCGTGAAGCCATGCTGGTTCCCGTCATTCTTACATGGACCGGATTGTACCTTTCTTCTCGTAGCCTTGGAAAGAAGTCGTCTGTGATCCATTCTCCGAGTTTCATGTATTTATCGCCTATAAAGGATTCTATCTCGGTCATGCTGTCTTCCGTCCATCCGTCCGCCTCTAGCTTCATATTTCCGTCCGGCTGTCTCCATGTGAGCCATACATAGAACGCCTGCCCTTTGTTTAGGTTTGCCTCATACAGGTCGCCCTCCTTATGGTAATTGCTGTCGTACATATATTGTTTGTGAATCCTTTTTTCTGATTTTTGAGAATCCCTGAATACATTTTCCATTGATTTTCCGAACAGTTCCTTTATTTTTTCTTCCAGTTCTTTGTTGTAAGCCTTTACCCCCAAATATATCCTATCGTTGGCTTCCACCACTCCATGACTGCTTTTCATGAAATAATCGTATAAGGGGCCTTTTCCTATGGCGTGGTTCCTGTCTATGGCTTTCAGCAGATAATCGAAACTATACATGGGATAGGCGATAAAGTCACCGATGCTTTGCAATATGGACACAGTTTTTTCCATATTTGTTTCTTTCTCGTTTATACCTTTTATTCTTTTATCTTTTACGGCATTTATTCCCATGCTGATAATTCTTCCCCGGTGCGCGGCTTTTTCCTTGTTCAGCATGGCAAGGCGGCTTTTCCCGGTATCAACAAGTTCTTTCAATTCATTGTACACATTATCGGTTATCCTTATTAACTCTTCCTGCGCTACGGGTATCTGTGCAGCTATTTTCTCAGCCTCCTGCAGATAAAACTTTCGTGCTTCACCCTTGTTGTTGTAGGCGGCTCTTCTGGTGGTCACAAGATCGCCCTCCAGTTTGTCCAGATCTCGTTTCATTTTTCTGGATTCGGCCAATAGTTCGCGTATGGAAAGAGAATCATACTCATCGGCCATAGTCTGTGTGAACACACCTGTTCCTTCCGCCGCTTCATCCATGGCATTCTCTAGCTCTTCCCGGCGCTTCCGTATCTCTTCAACGGATTCAAGTTCTTTAGTTTTCAGCAGTTCGGCTCTTTCTTTTAATAGATTATCCCTTCGGCTTTTCATTTCATTCTGCTGACCGGTAAGTATGGTGATGCTTTCAGGGGATGTCTCAGATTTTATGAGTTTTCCCAGTTTTACAATTTCGCTTCTTACGGCACGGAGTTCACTGTCAGCGCTTGTTAGCAACAGGTCTTTGTAAGCGGATCGTATACTGTCAAACACACGTCTGGTAGCCTCATCAACAACTATCCCTTTTGATACGCCTCTTGTATCCTGCCCGGAAAGCTTCGTTTTTATCATTTTTTGCATCCTTTTCACCGAACTGTCATATTGGGCATAGTTTATCAACTTTTCAACAAGATTTAGTGGTTCCTTGAGTTTATTTGTTGATGCGGCCTTGTTTACTTGGGCAATCAGTGACTTTATCATATGTGGCCCCATTTCTTCTCCCGCTTCCTTGGTCAGTCTTTGATCTATAAAGGAAAGCATGGCTCTTGACGCAGTCTCGTATTCCTCTTTATTTCCTTTTCGTGCCTGATCCAATTGCTTTTTCAATTCCCGTATCTCTTCTTTCAGATTTTTAATAATCTCCTTCTTTTCTTCCTTTCCTGGAATACGGAACAAGGTCTCTCCCTGAGGAACAGACGGGATGGTACGTGAACTGCCTGAGAACTCACCAATTCCCAGTTTTGAACGCATGACGGTTTCCTTTGCCACATCAACAGGATAGTTTGACTGTTTCAGTCTGTTGTGGCTTTCATAAAGGATGTATCTCAGCTCATTGTCCGTCAGTTCAAATCCCAGATTCACTTTCGCTTTACGGAGCATGTCTATAAAGAAGGCTTTGATTCGTGTCCACAAGGACTGCTCCGCAAAGGTAGCCGGTCCGCGTTCGGACAGGTCTGCCATATATTCTTCAGTTGCTGTACGGATGGATATGTTCTCATTTTCCGCCATCCGGTTGATGGCCTGTCTGATTGATGGTGCGGCATTGTTGTATACATTGTCAAGGAAGGTATCGAAGTCCTTTCCGAACAGCTCACGCAATCCCTTATGTGCCACCACCTCATGGAATATAGTCGCCTGTGCGTCCTCCACGGATGTTGTGTTTGGCATATATAGATATACCTTGTTCTCCTTTGGTGAGTACCATCCTTTGATATTGGCTCCTGATTCGATACGTCTGCGCGCCTCGCCTTGTGGTAGCTGGTCTTCGGAAGTGATTTTTTCTATAGGTGTATGAAGAGACTCAGAAAGTTCATTCACTGCTGTATTCATGGGAGCAGACACAGAAGCATAAGCCTCCAAAGCGTCGTTTATAAATATCTGGTCTTCTCGTGCTACATCTTCCGTTTCCGAAGCAAGAGTATTGCGGCGTTTCTCAGGTGTCATATTCATACGGGATTGTACATTACGTGCTTCAACTTCACCTGATAGTTCATTGTATCTGTCGTTTTCTCCACCAAGTCCAAATTTTTCAATAAGAGATTGATACTCATTATAAGCATCCTCATATCCTTCTTTATCATAACCCCGCACCCAAAGATTGAATCCCTTATCAAAAGCATTACGGCTGGGGATAAAGCCATCCCCAAACTCGAATCCATCTGAGTGATATTCATTTACCAAAGCATTATAAACATCCATCTGTGAAGCGTCTTCTCCAAGTTCCTCACGCTTGTCAGCAAACTCTTCAATCATGGACCAGGCATCGCGCTTTTCTTTTAATGCGTCAAGGTATTTTCTATAAGTCATACTGTTTCCACCACGAGCGAATCCTTCAATTGATTGTACGGCATGCTGTACCTCATGCGCTAAGATACTACGGAAATCCGCCCTGTCTAGAACAAACTCATTCACACGTATCAAGTTTTGGCTTCCATAATAAGTCGCTCCCGTATTGCTTGTAGGGGCGTTGTATATCTCCACGCGTATCTGCTTCAACTCCGGATAAGTCTTAAACAAATTCTCATCCTTCACATAATCGTCAAGATAACGCACGTCGTTCGCTTCGTATGTGGCGCGAAGTTCTTCTGCCTTTTCTGATAATTCATCAAAACGGGCTGCTTCTTCTTCCGTCAGCTCTACTCCATCAAACAGTTTGTCGCTTAGCGCATCATACTCTTTGCCCCATGACAGGTTGGACCAAAGTCTGTTTTTTCGCGCAAGTCCTTTCGGATCAATCTCGAAATCCTCCACTTCATATCTCCATTTTCCGTCAGCCCCACGTTCCCAACCTGTAGCCTGCTTGATTTTCCTAGCATTTTCTTTTTCATTTGTTTGGAGAATCGAAAGCAAACGCTTATCTTTGACATCAGATAAAGGCGAGTTACCATCTATTCCAGCTTTTTGTATTGTTGGGGCAATGGATAGTAATTTGCCTTTCTCTATGTTAGTCAGTTTGTGGTCATAATACCGTTCTCCATTGTTTTGATTGGCGATAACAGCTTTCACAGTATAGTCAACACCGGCTATTTTCAATCCACATACATAATAAGAGAATGATTTTACACCGGGATATTTCTCCAAATCTTCGTTGGCAAGTTCTTCAATGAAGACGGAGTTTTCAATAATCTGAGGTACGGCTGCGATAGATTGCAGATGTTCTACATCCTTATAATCATGCTGCAATATTTCACGAATACCTCCCCGACTATTGCCTCCTGTCACAGAGATAATAGCTCCCGTATCTTTATTGATATATTCTCCACGTAATGACTTTCCATATTCCAACGCATTTTTTTTGTACTGTTTCAAGTCATCGCTCGGTTCTATCTCTTTACCCGTAATCTCTATCGGCTCACTCTTCCGCAGCTTCTCAATGCGCTCTTTCTTCGTATTGAAAGCGGATTCCATCTCTCGTGCCACATTCAGGTTATCAAGGCGGGTAGTTGCTTCCTCTGCCTTATCCAGTTGGGATGCGCCTTTCTCTCCAATAAAACGATATCTTACATCCGCTTTTCTTGCATTGAATCGCTTGGAAGGAGGAATAATATTACCTTTGTCGTCACGGGTTATCAGGTCATTCAGTTTTCGGTTGTTTTTTGTATTCTTGTAGCGGTAATCGCTCCTGTCATCATATCCCCATTCGTTGATATCATTTCCGTCCCAATATAGATTTTCGGCTGGTACTTCTTCCTTCATAATTCTGTAATTGCCGTTTAAGGCATGTTCTCCATGAACTTTTACATAGGATTCAGACAGGGAAACCCAGTCACCGTTTCTTACCTTTCCTTCTTTCAATGATTTTGGAACGGCACGATAGATGGTAACGGTCGGTTTTTCTCCTTTGTCAATGGCAGACAATGCTTCATTGATTGCGGCGACACTTTCATTTCTGTATTGATCCCTGTTCATGCGAAGCTGCTCATTTAAGGATTCGCGTATCTGATCTTTGTTTGCGGCAATGTCAACCATGTTTTTATCAATACCTTCCTCATCATAAGAGGGGGCGCGGTGTGCCATTCTGAATTCATCGGCGGAAACATAACCATTTCTTCGTGCGGATTCGTTTATGATGTCACGCATACGGGCTTCATTATTTTCTTCCATAGCTTTTAAATAGGCCTCATCCATCTCTTTATCCGTCATCAGTTCAAATTCCTTTAGACGCTTCTTTTCCGATTCGGCTTCTTCCTCTGCACGTTTACGGGCGGCTTCCATCATGTTACGGGCTTTCATTTCCTCTTGCACGTATTCATCTCTCAAGGCATCCACATCACCGAACTTTTCATACAGCTCTTTTTTGATCGGAGAAAAAACTTTTACGAATTGCCCTAATGACAGGTTGGAGTTCTGGAGACGCACATTTCTGCTGATTGATTTGAAAGCATAACTTGCGCCACCCAGATTTTTCATTTTCATGAATTGTGCGTACTTTTTTACATCGGCTTCATCAAGGTTGTGCTTGTTGGCGAAAGAACTTATTTCCTCATTTCCAACCTCGCGAAACCGGATGTCACTGCCTTCGGAAGTAAGTATCTCATTGCTTTCGTCATTCATTGCGCGTAAGCCGGAATATTCGGCTTCAAGTTCCTGCTGTTCCTGGTTCAGTTCCTGTTGCTCGGAGAAAACAGCGTCTCTCTCAACGGAGTCATTTCCGGCTTCTACCAGAATATCCTCCAGTTCTATCTTCCTGTCCTCTATTTCGGCCAGTCTTGTTTCTATGTCCTTCATTCTGTCCGCATTGGCGGATTCTATGGAAGGTGCAAGTTGCACAGGATTCACGCTCTTGTATTCAGAGAACGGCTTTGTCTTTTTTACAGAAGAATCAATCCATTTATAGAACTCATCCTTCGTTACTTCTGTAATGGTACTTATTCGGTTCTCCCAACCGGGAGAATAGTTTGCAAGATAAGAGGAACGTGCTTCATCCATAGACGGAAAACCGTACATTACCTTACTTTCGTCAAATTCACCCTTTTCATTGAGCTGGTCTACTACAAACACATTTCCTTCGGACGGATTGTCTGACAGGAAGATATCTATATGGTCACCGTCCACGGCTTTCGTGCCACGGATATAGCCGTAGTCGTTGTTCATGGTAATGCTCCATTCCTGTCCGTTGGCATCCTTTCCGCTACGGACGGATCCTTTCGGATTTTCTATGGTAATATCATATCCATCAAGTTTAATGTGACCTTTCTTATAGTTCCCGGCTTCCTTCTGCGCTTCAGTAGGAGAGGTGTCGACTATTTCGCGTGCTTCCGCGATATGGTCTAGGAGTTTGTTTGTGGATGTGTTATCTTGTACATTGTCATTCTGAGGATGCAGTCCTTCATCAGTCTGTCCTTCCATTTGTCCGGATTTTCCTTGATATCCTTCAGTTCCGACGGCATGAACAGGTTTTTCTCCTTGCAGAACCGCATCGCCTCTTTCGCGTATGCCAAATATTCCTCCTTGCTCATCGCTTTTACGCGTTCCGATTCCTTCGTCAGTTGGATTCTCTCTTCTGTTGTCATATTCTTGTTGCTTTATTATTTTATCGGCAAATGTATTATAAAATTCAGACTTTTCTTCATTCGAATAGACATTTGATTCAGAAAAGGCCTCATCATTAACCCATGCTTCATATTCATCCGGAGACATGTGGTATTGTTCTTGGTAGAATTGTTCTTTTAGTTCATCCTCATATTCTTTTTCCGCATCTATGGCGCGTTGCGCTTCTGTGGTTCTGTTGTTTCTTATCATATTGCTGATATCACCAAAAGTTCGGCTTTGTTGTAGAACGGATAGGATCGCGTTTGTGCCGGCCATGCCGGTATTGTCATTTTCCAGTCCTTCTTTCGCCACTATTGCCGGATAACTTTCATGGGCGATGCTTATCAGTCTGTCTCCGGCTTCTTCTACGGTCATACCCCCCTTCTCTTTTTTTCTGAAGATGGAAAGAAATGGCGTCAGGTCTTTGTGACTTAAGCCAGTCATGTTTCTGACACTTCTTTCTCCTGTCATTTGCAGGAACAGGGATTTTCCCAGTACCAAGGATGCAAGCTCTTCCAAAGTTTCCGGCTCGGTACGTGACAGAATTTCCTGAACAAGAGGATTTTCCGGAAGCTCCGTATCCGTTATTGACTCAGATATTTTCGCAGCAGGCTTCTGAATACTATTTTTCCTGCCAGTGTCCGGAATTCCCTCTGGTCCCATGCGTTCTTCACCTGTTCCCTTAGCTTCGGGTCTCTTCTCAGTTCCTCTTTCTTTGCCTTGTTCGCTTGTTTCTGAAACTGGTACGGGCTCATTTGTGTCATTTCCATTCGTGCCAGTCTTACTGCTTTCTGATATTCCATTTGTTTGGTTATTATTAGTTTCTGTTATGGGTATGACAGAGTTGTAGAAATTCTTTATTTCTTCATTCTCCGCTTTTGCTTCTCTAATAGCGTCCCTTATCTCATTTCTTTTTCCCCGTGTGGCGGATGACAGGGATTCATTCAATTTAGCTATCTGTGCATCACTCGCCTCTATATCCTTTCTCAAGTCATCCAGAGCGGTTTCAAGTGATTCTGTCAGATTTGTGTATTGGAATGACTGCTGTGGCGTCAGAAATTCATAATCAATGCTTCCGTCCTTCTTTTTAGGAAAGGAGGATATAAGTTTGTCCAGTTCGGATTTTTCGTAAGTCGGACTCTCTGTGCTTTCCTGCAATGGTTGGTTTCCCATCTCTTTTCCTTCAGGAGCGGTTTCATTTGTTGAACTCTTGGATTTTTTCACCCAATCGGTGTACTCTTGGACGGGAACCGCACCTAACTGGTATGCTTCATTTTCCAATATATTCATTGATACCTCATCGCTTTTGACCTCATTGTACTCATCGGTTGGAACGACAAACATACCTCCGATTTCCTCATCAAAACCGATAATGGTCATACTTTCTCCTTCTGGAGTGATATAGGAGGCGCCGATTTCCGGAGCCGCTTCCGCATCATCTTTTCTTTGTGCGTCAAATAGCGACTGTTTGTATTTGAAATATTGCTCTTCTGTCACGAGTACGGAACCTGTTTCATTACCGTTGTTGTCTATGATCTTCCCGGACCATCCGCCGGGAACTTCCTCATCAAGTACTATCTCTTTGCCTCCTGTATATATCTTGTCACCTTTTTCGGGTTGTAATGCAAGTACTTCCGGACTGAATTTCCGAATTAACTCTTCCTGTCTTCTATTTTCATCCTCTTGTGCGTATTCAGTCCGTATTCCGGCTTTGTCCACATTGTCTTTCATGGCCCGGAGTTGTTCATCGCTGACAGAAACCGGCTCCCGACTTCCTTCCATGAGTACGGACCAATTGCCCATTGTATCCTGACCAACAACAGAAATGCCGGTCACTGTGCCATTATCATCCGCTATGCTGAATGTCTGTCCTGCGGATATGGGCTGTGCTTCCATGATTGCGGCATCGGCGTTGTATGCGCCAAGCATTTGTTCAAGAACTTGATCCCGTCCGACCATTGAGATCTCTGTGTCTGCATTGATTCTTACAGTCTTGGCATTATTCTCATCAAATGAGGCGAATATCGGACCTTCTGGACCGTTTTCCAATGGCACTACCATGAGTGTGCCTGTTTCTCCGGGTTGCCCAGTGGCATCTATACCATTTATGACAACTCCGTAACTGTGCTCCTTGTCTCCGAATCTTCCTAACGGAATAGTGACAACTTGTCCTTGGGGAGACATTTGCTGGACTTTGACAGCCGCCTGTTCATATTCGGAAGCATGAGCCTCATCCAATGCGTCCTCAACTGCGTCATGACGGTCTTTCTGCCGTAGGTAGTCCGTAGCCAAACGTCTGGTCTCTTCGTCCATGACATCCAGCATTTCCGCACGTTGGGCGTCATTGGCACCGGCAAGCGCATCTATGGCTTCATCATCCAGTACGGATGAAAGGCGTTCACGGGAAACTTCCTCACGGAGGACTGTCGTGCGCATGGCTACTGGATCATGAGTTGTATAGATATCCGTTCCCTCTTCTTGTGCTGCCGTGCGCTTTTCGGACTCCTCACGGGTCTGCTCTCCTGCAATGTCCTCCATGGCATTGTTCTTCGCAATGTCAAACGCATATTCTATCTCGGCCTTTTTCTCTTCCTTGCTGAGGCTACCGTCATTCATGGTTTCTTTGATGAAAATCCTTATGTCGTCATTGCCACGTTCTTTTGACATACGTTTCAGTTCGGACAGTTTCTCCTGTTGTTCTTTGGTCATGTTTCCGAAAGCCGCATTCATCTTCTGGCGGTGTCTTACCCTTTCAGCCCCCATGCTTCCAAGTCCTAATAAGCCGAAAGCGACGGAAGTGGGAGCCAGTCCAAGGAATGTGTCTATATTGTTGTCAAGGTCTGTGGCTTCTTCCAAGGTCATTTCACCTAACGGGACATTTGCAAGATTATTATACACCTCTTCCATATATTCTTCGGGTAGCCCGTGGAACTGCGCTTTTTTTGCGGCTTCTTTGAAAGTAGGGTTGTCCTTTATCTCCCTGTATAGCTTACCGGCCCTGCTGTTCGTTATATATTTCATGAATTCACTTGCGCCACCGGGAACGGTCTCTTCCACATTCTTCCATATTCCTTTGCCCAGTCCTTTGAATGCGTTGAAAATCATCTCGGATTGGTTCTCAAGAAAAGTGGAAGCGATTGATTTGCCGATGGCTTTACCCATATCCATTCCTCCTTCACGTCCTCCATAAGTCAAGTTTCCATCCTTGTCAACATCAAACAGAATATTCCCCATCATTCTGTCTTGTGCTCCTGCGGTGACACGCGCCAGTCCTGTTGTTCCTTCCATTCCTGCTGCGGCCAAAGCGTCTCCGGCAAGACGTGCCCCCATTTTTGACATTCCTTTTTTCATGGCGGACGCGCCGAATTTCTTCATACCGTATTTTAGAATGCTTTTGGCTATTCCCTCACCTGCCGCCGATATCGGGTTTATGGCGAATTCCAGCATGAACGGGATACTGGCTCCTGTGGTTTGTCCAGCCTTGTATCCTCTTCCCAAATCGGAGGAATAATAGGCGTTGACCGCCATGTTGGTGACAGCGGCGTCAAGCAACTTCTCTTCAGAAGGTGAGAGCTTTTCTCCTTTATCCGCTTTCTCCACCACATTTTTCAGACGGATGCCGCCTATCATGTCGGATATGCCTAAAGTCCATTGTTTGGGATCAAATGCGGTATCGGCGAAACCACGCGCTAGACCGCTAAAAAAGTTTGTTTTTCCTTTCTTCCCGGCTTCCTCTATAATATTGTTCGATTCATCAATAAGGTCTTTCGCCCCTTCCAGATAAGTCCTTTCTCCTCGGTACTGTGCTAATGTAGGATCTTCCCTTGTATTCATTCTGGCATTCACCATCGCATTACCGGAATCGTTTCTTAGTATTTTCTTTTGTTTGGTAATCTTTTCCTCTATGTCATCAAGGTCTTTGTTTACTTCATTGGTCAGGGTGTTAAGATGGGAGCCTACGCTCTTTTTGGCAAATCTGGCAAGGTCACGTTTCATGTCCGTACCATAACGTGAGGTTATCTCTTTATTGTATATGTCCTGATATGGTTCTAACTCCTTGCTAATGACCTCTCCGTAGGTCTTCTGAAACGCTTCGTTTGCTTTTTGGTTAAGTTTGTTCCCTTTATATTGTTGTGACAGCTTCCTGTATTCGTCTGAGGCAAGAAACTGGTTGGCATATTTGTCTTGAATCTCCTTCTGTATTCCGACCATTTCTTCCGAAAGCTGTCTTCCTCTTTCTGTCAGGGAAAACCTGTCACGATAGTTGTTATATACATCATTCATGGACGATATGGAACGCGGGGTATATTCCTTGTCCAGGCGGCTTTCTTCTTCTATGCGTATTTGCTCAATTCTGGATTTCTCCGCATTCTGCATTTGTTCTTCACGCTGCTGCTTTTCCTGCCATTTCTCTTTCTCACGTACTTCATTCATGTGTCCATACAGGGCGGTGCCGCTTTCACCTGCAATGTATTCATTGCCATAGTCTGATCTCACTTCCTTAGTGAGATCAGACACTTTGGGTTTTCCTGCTGGAGTTTCTTTCTGTTGTCGGATCAGTTTCTCTTCGATCTTCTTGTTCTGCTGTTCCCATACGGAATAAGGGCTTGCAGGTTGTATGCTTTCTGTATCATTGACAAAATCATAAAACTGTGGACTTCTGTCCTTCTCAGAGGCTGTTCTTACTTGTTCACGTAATCCGGGAGCATCCGTGCCATAGGAATGAGGAGCTGCATTCTTCTCCTTGAACTCTTTCTGTCTCGCATCAAAGATTGAATCCGCTTCCGTTTGTGTTCCGACACCACCTGAATATGTTCTTGAAACAGGGTCATATCCGTTGCCTGTTTGAAAGTAATCAGACTTTGGAGTTTGAGGGGTGTTGTTAGGTTGCTGTATTTGTACAGAGGAATCAACTGGTTGCATGAATTGATTAAAGTCCTCATATGAGTCAGAGTATCCGGTCTTATCCTTTAATACGTCATATACTTTCTTTCTGGCTTCCTCATTTTCATCCATGAATTTGTTAAAATCCTCATATGAGTCAGAGTATCCGGTTTTATCCCTTAATACGTCATATACTTTCTTTCTGGCTGTATTATTATCTTGCATGATTCATGTTATTTTAGTGACCAACTATTATTCCCCTTCAATGACCATGATTTGTTTTCCGGTTTTGAAGAGGGATTGAACGCTTCTCCGCTTTCCACTTTTTGCTGTTTCCCATAAATGGAGAGAATATAATCTCTCATGCCTTTTATGGATTTGGGGCGTTTATCCGCTTCAAGGCCAAATGTTTTTTCCAAATCGTTATACATTAGTGCGACATCTTCATTTTTATTCAGGTTATAGGCTCTTGTACTGCCGGAAAAGCCTTTTTTCCCACTTATGCGATATGAAGGATATTTATTTTTTTTGCCATTTTGCTTTTGAGAATCATTATCTATTCTCATTAGACTGATTCCCTCTGTGGCTTTATTATGTCTTTCGATTTCCGCCTGTTTAGCGGCGTTTTCTTCCGCCTTACGTTTGGATTCTGCCGCTTTTGCAGCCTGCTCGGTTTCAAACTTATATGTGTTCCAGTTGTATTCCCGTTCTGCTGCTGCTTGTTGTGCCTTCCATCGGTCTTGACGGGCCTTCTCTACATCTATTCTCGCTTGCTCGGCCCTGTCACGTGCGATCGCTCCGATATAGTCCTGATAATTCTGATGTGACAGATTGTCCCTGTATTGGCGTATTCTGTCAATACGTGCTTGGCCTTCACGTCCGGCTCCTGAAAGATTCATTGACGGATTGCCTCTTCGTGTCCTTACCACATTCACCAGATTGGCCAGAACACTTCCTACAGCATTGATGCTCTCGGCGGCACGTAAACGTCTTTCGGCGTTAATCCTGTCCTCCTCGCTTTGTAACGGGTCCCTTCCTCTCAAGGCTTCTGCAAGTTCGGTGTAAGATAATCCCTCTTGTCCTTTTTGCTTGCGATAAGAAGCCACTCCTGACAGGTATGCGGCCGGTGACAATTGAGGATGAGCCGCATAGGCTTCCTGTGCGCTCATTTCCTGCCACGGCTTTTCTGTTCCGGGAAGCTGGACGGGAAGCTTGTCCGCATTTTCCCGTTCTTGAACGGTGTTGGATGTAGATACACTCGTCGCAGGTTTTTGAACAGCCACCGTGGGACGTAGCGGTAATTGTTCCCGTGCGTTTTCCTCAGCTTGTCTCGCCACAGACTCATCATGGATCTGCCGCTCTTCCTCCGGATTGACAATGCCGGCAGCTTCTTTTCTTTTTTGATAATTGGTATATCTGTCCGTAACTGCCATACCTGCTATTTCTTTTTAGTGATTTGACTGGCTACAGCACCGCCTATGGGGCCACCGAAAACAGTGGCCGCAGCCGTTATACCTGTATTGAGAAGACCTCCTAATGCCGATGATTCCTGTTGGGCCTGTTGTTGTTTCACATTATTGATAGCCTCCGTATATGATCGGTTTGCATCCAGATAATTTTTCATGGCCTGATCTTTTTTGGCAGTGGCGGTTGAGGCTATTCCGGCCGTAATATTTTCAAGTGACTGGTTGGCTCCCTGCTTCTGCAAGGCAACGCTCTCATCTGTAGCACCTGTTACAGCGGCGCTTCCTGCTGTCCGTTTGTTGTTTGCCATCAGCAGTTCTCTGGCTTGACGCAGAGCCGCCTGATTCGCACTGTCCTGAAGAGGATCAGCGTAAGCCTGTTCCTGATAATAGTTCATTTCAAGATCCTTCGCCTTTTGAAGATCTTTGATTGATTCCTTATAGGCTTTATTGCCGCCTAGAACACTGGATAAAAGTCCCATAAATCGTAAATTGCACTTTATTATTTAATATCAAAAGTAATCAGTTACATTTGTATCATGTTGATATAATGCAAGACGGAAGTATATTGTATAAGGAAGGGGACAAGGTGGCTCTTGATGGAACCTCATGGAAAGGCACGGTTGTCAAAGTTGAGTCGGACGATAATATATGCGTGGAACTTGACAATGGGATTACCATGTTTGCCCGTCCGGAATTATTGCATCTTTGCACTAAGGAAAACACAAAGCCTCTTCATGATGAAAATGGTAAATTTACAATAGGACATCCAAAGGTGGGGGGAGTTAAAAAAGGATACAGGACTGTCCGTCATTATCGAAACAAGCTTATGGAACAACTGGCTCCGTTTATTGAGAGTATGGGGGAGATAATAGAGGCTATTGATGATCCTAGTGATAAAGTGCTTGCTGTTTCCCGAATTATCAAATATGCCATGCCGTCTCTTTCGTCCGTAGACTTTAAAGAAAACGCAAAACGAGATCTCTCAGCGGAGCAGAAGATAGCCCAGCTCAATGCAAGGTACAGAAACTTGCCTGATCCGACTGTCGATGAAGAAGGAGAGGAAGGGCATGAAGACTGACAATATTGGTGTATATTTTGGAATTTGGATAACCATTGTATTACAGTTGTCATATTAATTTGTGTTATGTAATAATCGTAATACATTTAATATATGGCAGAAATAATCAATTTTAGACCGACTCCGGATGTGGCGCAGATGATAGAGAGTCAGAAAGCAAAAGGCGTCAATATCAGTCGTTGGATTAATAATCTTCTTATAGGTGCGGATAAACAGGCCGACAGCTTGAATTTGCAGATTTATACAATACCTGAAGACGGGATAAACCTGTATGACAGTACAAAGTTAGCTATTGATCAGATGATATCACTTCATTCAATTCCATTCAGCCGGTTGAGCATATCCAGGTACAGGGAGGCCAATGATATTATAAAACAAGCAGGCATGGATTATTATCGCTTTAAAATAGACGAAGATAACTATATCTCGATAATAGCGGTGAACAGAGAAGAGGCTTCTGTGGAATTTTCCCGATATTATATGAAATCTGAAAATAAGGAATATGTCCGAACATCCGTACCATTACCTGTTTACAGGTTTGATGTCAAGAACAAGGTGGTAATCATTATAGCAAGCGAATAATGGAAATATGTAAGACAGATACAGTACGATTGCTCAGACTGTTAAAAGAAGCGGCCTTAATAATTGAAGACAATTGTAGAGGCATACGTTCGCTAGATAAGGCCAGACAGTTGCGACAGATGGCAAAGAAAATTCAACGGAAAAAATAATTCAGAACCCGTCCAAACTGAATCTGGACTTGGATTTGGATAATGCGTTTAACCATCTGTTTAGAAAGGAGAAATTATGAAATCATTAAAAGAAATACTAAGGAGTTTAGAAGGTCTGTCCGATATCGAATTGTTCGTAATAGACCTTTTTTGTGGTGCCGGCGGTTTGTCCGAAGGTGTGGAAGAAGCACGATTGGATGGAAATAGATGTGGAAAGGTTGTTTGCTGTGTGAACCATGACAAGAATGCCATCCTTTCACATGATGCCAATATCCCTGATGCACTTCACTTTATTGAGGATATCCGTACACTGGAACTTTCCCCGATAAGCACTATTGTAGAACGTATCCGTCAGCTATACCCTGATGCCATGATAATGCTTCATGCTTCTTTGGAGTGTACCAACTTCTCGAAAGCCAAAGGCGGTCAGCCGAGAGATGCCGACAGCCGAACGTTGGCAGAACATCTCTTCCGTTATATTGATGTTATAGACCCTGACTACATTCAGATTGAAAATGTAGAAGAGTTTATGTCATGGGGAGATATGGATGAGAATGGGAAACCTATCAGCATGGACAAAGGCCGGCTTTATCAAAAGTGGGTGCGCAATGTCAAGAAGTACGGTTACAACTTTGAGCACCGCATCTTAAATGCTGCCGACTTCGGTGCCTACACCACAAGGAAACGCTTCTTCGGCATCTTTGCTAAAAAGAACTTGCCGATAGTATTCCCTGAACCGACCCACTGTAAAGGTGGTAGGCAAGATATGTTCTCGCGGCTGGAGAAGTGGAAGCCGGTAAAGGATGTGCTTGATTTCTCTGATGAAGGAACTACCATCTTCAGGGAAAAGCCTCTTGCAGAGAAAACGCTTGAACGTATCTATGCCGGACTTATCAAGTTTGTAGCCGGCGGAAAGAATGCCTTCCTCGTAAAGTATAATTCTATGAGCCGTACAGGGAAATATAACGCTCCTGGGATTGACGAACCATGTCCGGTGGTAGCCACGCAAGGCAGACTTGGAGTAGCGCAAGTTTGTTTCCTCTCTAAGCAGTTTAGCGGACATCCCGAAAGCAAGAATGTGTCTGTAGAAGAACCGGCAGGTGCAATCACCTGCAAAGACCACCATGTTTTTGTTTCTGCTTATTATGGAAATGGACATAATCATTCGGTAGACCTTCCAGCTCCAACGGTCACAACGAAGGACAGGATGGCTTTAATTGAAAGCCGATTTATGTGTTCTTATAACTTTAAGGATACAGGAAAGGATATTAATCAGCCTTGTCCTACACTTCTGACTAAAGACAGACTTTCCCTTGTATCTCCATTTTTTATGAATCAATATTCTGGAGGTGGTCAGGTGTCTGATATAAACTCGCCATGCCCCGCTGTTACCACAACACCGAAACAAAACTTGGTAACATGCCAGCCGTGGATAATGAATACTGCATTCTCAAATGTAGGTAGCAGTATAGAGGAACCCTCCCAGACCATTACCGCAAACAGGAAATGGCACTATCTGATGAATCCACAGTTCAACAGTGCTGGCGGCTCTGTTGATAGCCCCTGCTTCACATTAATAGCCCGCATGGATAAGATGCCGCCCTATCTGGTAGCAACAGAAAGCGGTCAGGTAGCGATTGAAATCTACGACAATGATAGTCCTATGACCGTGAAGATAAAGGAGTTCATGGCACTGTATGGCATAGTGGATATTAAAATGCGGATGCTTCGCATTCCGGAACTCAAAAAGATTATGGGATTCCCTGAAGATTATGTTTTAATAGGCACACAAGCTGACCAAAAGAAATTTATCGGGAATGCGGTGGAGGTTACACAAGCGAGAAAAAATACTGAAGCACTTTGCAAAGTATTGAGAAAGTTGAGATTGAAGAAATCAAAAGAAATAGCTTAATGGAAAATGGAAAACTTATATTAGATGCCTGTTGCGGCAGTAGGATGTTTTGGTTTGACAAACATAATCCTCTTGCCTTATTCGTTGATAAGAGATCGGAAATAGTAACTGCCAAGGACAGAGATAAAATCAGAACTATAGAAGTAAAACCTGATATAATAGCCGATTTTACCAACTTGCCGTTTGAGGATAGCTCTTTCTACATGGTCGTGTTTGACCCGCCACATTTGAAAACACTTGGCAAAACATCATGGATGGCAAAGAAATATGGTAGGCTTCCGGATAATTGGCAAGAAATGATAAAAAGCGGTTTTGATGAATGTATGCGCGTCTTGAAGCCTTACGGCACTCTTGTATTCAAATGGAATGAGAGTGAGATAAAAGCTGCGGAAGTTTTGTCTGTTATCCCGTTCAAACCTCTTTTCGGACATACTACCGGAAGACAGAGTAAGACAATATGGATGTGCTTTATGAAACTGCCAATTAACTAATAACGGAACAAATATGAATGAAACTAAGAAACCATGTCCCCAGTTTCCCTATTGGGGTGCACATTACCCTGATGCTTGCTGCATTGATGGGAAACTTTATGACCTTGACAGATGCGATGAAAACGGCAATCTGTATGAGCCTATCGACGATGTTCCATGTCCATTTTGTCAGACAGAGGATTTTATCGAATTAGACCCATTCGGGAAAGAAGATGAATTTTACGAGGGGATTGAAGATGAAGAAAAATCGAAAGAAAAAGCTCGTGAATGGTATCTTAATTGGATTGAGGGAATGAAAAAGAAATATTCTTAACGGAACAGAAATGAACGATGCACCAGTGTGAATATTGTTGTTGGTATAATGGTAGATGTGGGAATTGTGATTGTCCTACAGCTATGAAAAGACAAGCGTGTGAAAAAGCTAAAAACGCCAAAGAGTACAATGAAAAACCTAAAATAAAATAGTTATGACCGAAGAACTTGTAACATTAGAAACAGCGAAGTTGCTGAAAGAGAAAGGGTTTAATGAACCATGTATGATTGCTATGAATATTGAAGATGGTAGACAATATGGTACTAATAGAACAAATAGCGAGTTACCAATAAAAGTATGTTCCCATCCTACTCAATCCGTTGCACAAAAGTGGCTACGTGAAACCAAGAACCTGCATATCGAAATATCCTATATGTATGAAAACTATTGGACGTATGATATACTGACAATTCCGAGACATGACTTGATAGGATTGTCTGACAGGCCTATTATCCGTTATAATACCTACGAGGAAGCACTTGAAGCAGGATTACAGGAAGCATTAATGTTGATATGAAAATGAGTCCTGTTATATCTTGATAAGTTGAAAAATAACGAGGATATTTCTTGTTTGGTTAAATAACTGTAATTAAAGAGGGGGAAGGCGTTCATATTGTCTTTTTCCTCTTTAATTTTGTCGTGAATTAAAATATTAATCGCAATGCGATAGCCAATGACAATCTAGGGTTTGTCAAAGGGTTTGTCGGCGTTTTTTTTGACATGCGTGATAATTGCTTGTAAATCAGTTATAAAAAGTGATTGTACTTGTAGCCCTTCTAAGGCGTGGGTCTTGCGTTCGAATCGCAACGGAATCACATAAAAAAAGCTGTATCTTCTGAGGGTACAGCTTTTTTTATGGAAATATTTAAAAAGGATTTATCTATAAGCGGGGCTATGGAAAAGATCTTGTCCATATCTATAAACCTTTCCCGTTGGATAGTTAAGGGTTTTCTTCCTGTTTGTTCTATCTCCGCAAGCCTTTGGAGTTAACTCCATAGTCTTGGGAGATAACTCCAAAGC